CCCAACCACCGGAGATCCGGTCGATCGTGCGTTCGTGGACCCCGAACGTCGCCGCGATTCTCGCGTTGCTGAGCTGACTCGCTTCGCGCCGGAGTTCGACGCGCCGGGCGATCATCCGGCGAATCTCACGAACATCTGCCTCGGTGAGCTTCGCCTGCGGCAGGGCGCTGCCGCGCCGAGCGTTCAGGCAGTTTAGCGGATCGTCGATCATCACCCCGCGCTCCTGCGCGTCAGAGCGGCCGTGGTGTGCTCGATCACGCTGCGCACCGCCTGCGCTGCTTGCGACAGGTCGACGGCGTTTCGGATCTGGAAGACGGTGGACTTGCTCACTCTCACTAGTCCTCCTCATCCGGCCACAGCGCATCGAACTGCGCGGCGATCGCGAGCAGCACCTTCACCTTCTCCGGCCAGACATCCCCGGGCGGTGGGCACTGGTCCATCAGCGCCGCGAGACCATGCGGCAGCGTCACCTTGCGATCCGGCAGGCCGTTCGACCATGGCGCGAGTTTTCGCTCGGGACGCTCTTTGGCCATCGGAAATCCGCCGACGCCGCGCAGGCGGTATTTGCTGCCGCGCTTTGTCACTTCACCGGACCGCACCAGCTCGCCGAGCACGCGCCGGTACCGCTGACGTCTCACCTCGTCGTCAGTTGGGCCGAAGATCTCCTCGGCGGTCATCGGATCAGCAGCACCTGACAGCGCGCCCAGCGCCCGGTCCTCGTCACGCTCGTCGGCGGCCATCACCCGGCGCTCCTGCGTGTCAGCGCGGCAACGCGTTTATCGATGCTGAGTCCGTCGATGCCGTCCTGAATGCGCGTGACGCGGTTCAGCACTGCGCTGGCGCCATCCAACTGGCCGACCGGCACCGGAGGCGAAAGGGCGTAGTTGCCGCCGCTGGCGGCGTTTGAGGCGTTGGCGATACCAATCAGCGCGGGCACGCGGTCGATCTCGCGCTGGGTAGTCATCAGGCCCCGGTAACGCGTGACGAACTCATTGCGGATGAACGGCCATTCGTCCTCGGTCTTCTGCCCGAGCGATGACCAGCCGCCCATGTCGACGAGCACAACGTGGACGGCCGGATCATCGAACACCACGTCCCGGTACGGGCCGATCACCCGGACAGCGCGGTCGACCTTGCTCCACGCAGCCAGCGCCCGATCCTCGGTACGGCCGCTGATCATCCGCACGATGTCGGCGATTTTGGGCATAAACATGCCGGTGTCGGGGTTGGTGATGTGGGCAGAGAGCGCGGATCGCACCGCGCCGAGCTCGTAGGGCTGGAGCGCTTGCCAGTACAACCCCATCAGGCCGTCGCTCAGGGTTTTGCCGTACTGCTCGGCGGTGATCGACATCAGCTCGACGAACGCGTCAAAGTCACTTGGCGTCATACACCACTCCCTCCGCTGGCTCATCGCCGCCGAACAGCCGCTGCTTCAGCCGCGCGGCGTTCGCCCTGGTCTGGTCGGCAAGGGATGTCCCGCCACCCCGGGGCGGTTTGTTGACGCCCTTGAGCGCGAACAGCCCCTGCCAGCCGTTCGCGATGCTTTGCTCGACGACTGCCGCCTGATCCGCGCCGAATGCGGCCAGCGCTTGCTGGGCGGCCTGCACTGACGCAGGCTTCACCGGCTTGCGGATCTCACGGCGGTAGTCGAGCCATCGCCGCCAGGCGAGGGTGTCGAGGTCATGCGGCGTCGGCGGTGACGCCGCGCCCTCTGCCTCTGCCTCTGCCTCTGCCTCTGCCTCTGCCTCTAGAGCGACATGATTTTTTTTCTTCTGTGTCGCCTTCGCGGCGTTATTTTTTTTCTTGGTTGACACGGGATATTCGAGAAATCCGAGACTTATAAACGCATCAATGTCCGGCTCCGCATCTAGTCCACATATCTTCCGGAGCAGCTTTTTGTCGTTCGGGAGCGCTCCATTCTTGTCTGATGCAACGATCCAGAGAGAGACGAGCTGACCTTTCTGCGCATCGGTGAGCTGATTCCAGTTCGGATCCAGCATCAGACGGCAGTGAACCTTGATCCACGGCGGCGCAGATCTGTCCTTCCTATAGGTCTGCCAGCGGTCCCAGTTGCGGACCATTAGCGGCGCTTTTCCTGTCACTGATCAACCTCCAGCAAGGCGAATTGGAGCCGGTAGCCGTGTGCTGGCACGACAGGGGATGCAGCCCTTTTCCCGGCGTTGTTCATTTCTCGATCGCGGCGCGTCTCGCCCGCGCAATCTCCACGTGCCGCCGCACCAGCCCGCGCAGCTCTGCCGGCACGTCCTCTCGCGCGATCTCCCGGAGCATGAATCGCTCGGCCCAGACGCGCGCAGGGATGCCGCCGGGCCAGTGGTAGAGAGGCTTACTCATCGCCCGCCTCACAGATGAATCGTGACGACGCGTGATTGTCCTCATCATCGGTACGCAGGTAGACGGGCGCATCGCAGCACACGGATCTGAGGGCGCTCATGCGGCAGCCCTCGCATGCGCAAACGACATTCCACATGCCGGACATTTCCAGCACGCCACCAGCTCGCCAGATCCACCCGGAGAGAGCGTCACGACCTCAGCGCCCGGAAACTCGGGAGAGCCGGTATAGGTCTGCGCGAGAGCGATGCCGGGGCGAAGCTCGGTACCGTCGCGGGGGCAGGTGGGAGCGCTCATCTGATGGCCATCCACAAATAGCAAATGGCGACGCCTGCAATGATGCCGTGGACGTAGATAATAATGAGGGTCATGACTCGCCCGGCGATGGTATCGCTCATTGCTCGCCGAACCTCCGCTGGATCCCGAACCCGACGAACGCCGCGGAATCCTCGACGACGCGCGGCGCAGCAATCATGACGAGGCGCCAGTCGCGCCCGATCGAGAGCATGGGAAGCGGAGCGATGATCGGGGTTTTGTAGCCACTGACAGCCATCAGCGCGACGCCGCCGCACACAGGCCCCCGGCACCACTCCCAGGAGCGACCGACATAGGTACTCACCCGGCGCAGGCTGTTGTGGTAGATGCCGGCGTGATACTGGTTGCAGGTGATGCCGATGCCCGGATTGACCTCGTTGTAGTCGCCCGAGGTCAGGTGCATGGAGGCGAGGTGCAGCGTGATTGCCGTGCAGGCCGCGACGAGCCCCATTACTGGTCCTGCATGCCGTGACGAATGAAGGAGCCCAGAAACCAGGCGCCGAAAAACGTGAACGCAACGACGAAGATCATCGTGAGGATGCAGGTCATTCCCTGTCTTCCGTTTATTGTTAGAACTCAGCAATCAGCCTCGTTTGCTCGCCTGGACAAACCCAGCACGGGGCGCTGTTTTGCGCTTCGATCCGTGAAGCGATTACTTCGGCTCGCTGCGCCGCAGTTGGGGGCAGGTAGCCGCCGAACCGCGACAAGCTGCCGCAGTTGACCGCTGCATTTGTGCTGTCCGCGCTTGCCAGCGGCAGGCGCGTGAATATCTCGGGGTCGAGCATCCGCAGTCCGTGCAGCCTTGCGCGTGGCGCTCCACGCTTGTCACAAGCCACATTCATCGCCTCCGTCATGCGATGCCACCATCCCGCAGTTCCAGGCGTTGCCCATTGCCCGCTGCTGCCCAGCGCAACGGTTCGGAACTTGGTCACAAGCCAGTCCAGCCAGTCGAGCGACTCGTGCATGTGCCAAACCGGGACAGACTCGACCTTGCTGCCCATGCGGAGCCATAGCGTCACTAAGTCCACGTTGTCCTGCTCGGTGCCGTCGATCTTGTCGGGGATCAAGCACCAGTCCAGAGCGGGGTGCCCTGCAACGGAGTGAACCCATGCGTGGTAATCGGCCACGTCCACGTCGCCGCCCTTCTTCCAATGCGTGAACGCGCCGTTGTCTAGGCAAACCGACTGGCACGCTTCCAGCGCCACGCCCAGGTCTGACGGGTAGCTGAAAGGCACAAGCGCGTGACGACCCGCAAGGAACCTCGCAGCTCCTTGCTTGTCCCCGCCTACTGGTGTGCCGTGGTAGTGAATCAACGTGGTTCCTCGCGCATGAGTTCTAACAACGCGTTGCAGCAGATGCCGCTTCGCGTCACGGCTGAACTTGAGTGTTCGTTGTTTCCGGACTCGCCGGGGTAGATCGAATTCAGCGCCGGGATCGTCGCACCGCCCGGCCGGGGTTCAGCGCTGCCGACCCGGGCGAGGTGAAAGATGGTCCTGAAAATCCGGATGCAACTGGGACGCCGGAATGCCTGTGGCACGCTCGACGGCGCGCACGCGATCGAGCGGGATCCCCCCTTTGGCCATCCACTGGCTGACCGCCCCCTGGGTAATACCAAGCCGTCGCCCCAGCTCGGCCTGGCTATGCAGTTCCAGCCATCTCTTCAGCTCGTTCATTTCGATAGATTAGCACCGCTTATATTTCGAAGCAATAGCCCCGCTATTGACTGAAAGCATTAGCGTCGCTAATATTCCCCAACACCACCCAGGGGGAGACATGAAACAGATCGACCACAATACCAAGGTACAGGCCGCCATGCTCGCCGCTGAAATCGAATGCGCGGAGGATGCGAGCGAGAGAATAAAGCTCGGCCTCGCCGTCAGGGCGGCGGTCAGTGCGGATGACGACCTGCGCGATGCCGTCCTGCGCGATGTCGCCCTGCGCGGCGCCTACCTGAGCGGTGCCGACCTGAGCGATGGATGCCCCATCAAGATCGAGCACATCCACCAGCGCGTCTACGAGGCCGCATCGCAGGAAGGGGCTCTCGACATGAGGTCATGGCACGCCGATGGATCCTGCGGGACGACCCACTGTCGCGCCGGATGGGTGGTGCATCTGGCTGGTGACGCCGGCCGCGCCCTCGAATGGGTGATGGGTACTCCGACGGCTGCCGCGATGATCTACATGGCGTCCGATCCGCAGCTTGAGCGGATCCCGGATTTTTACTGCACGAACGCCGAGGCGCTGGAAGACATGCAGAGGCTCGCCGAGGCCGAGGCTGCGAGGGCCGCGATTGAGGGGATGAGTCAATGAGCATACGAAGCGCATTCGTGGCCCGGTTCGGCGAGGAACAGGCGCAATCTTTCGAGCTGGCGGCCAACCAACATGTGGCCTCCGAGAACAAGGGCGGCGACCCCTTTAAGTGGACTCTGCTGGTCTGCATCGGATGGCAATGCGCCGAGATAGCCGAATACCGACAGCACCACGGCATTACCGTGCCGTATCAGGACCTCGCCGACTGGATCAAGGCCCACGCGAACCTCGGCACGCATGATGGGGATTGTGACTTGATCGCCGCCATGGCGGGCAAATACGGCGATCTCATGCGCCCGGCGACGGGGCGGCCATGAAGCGCCGAGTCGACTGGGATCAGCCTCTTTTTCTCGCCACCGACGCCAACGGCGGCGGCGTACAAGCGCACGGCGAGTTGCGCCTGTACGACCCGCGCAACGGAGACGGCGAGGAAGTCACGATCTGGATCGCCGGGCGCGAAATGCCCTGCGACGTTCCGGAGCTGTGCGAACAGATCATCGGCGAGTGGCGCCAACATCTTCGGGAGACGCGAAATGGATGACGCCTTCCTGCTGCTGATTTGGGTGCTGGCAATCATGCTCGTCGCCGCTGGTGTCGGCGTCATGCTCTGGATTGGCGACCGGACGCACCGGATGGTGCGCGGTGAATCTCTTTCTGAACGCTACGAGCGCTACGAGCGACGGAGGCTTGGGCGATGACGGTCACCACTGAGCCATACGTCATCCGGGTCCGCGCCTCGTCTTGGGGCTCGCTGTTCGCCTGCGCCCACCGCTGGGAGGCGATCCACCTGCTCGGCTACACGAATGTCGTTGGCCTGCGCGCAGTGCTCGGCACGGCTATTCATCGCAGCACGGCCGTCTTCGATCAGTCCCGCATCAGCGGCGAGGGCCTGACCCCGGACGATGCCGCCGGCGCCTTCGTCGACGCCCTGCGGCATCCCGAGGGCGATGTCGACCTGTCCCGGGATGATCTATCGGTCGGAGACGCCGAGCGCATCGGGCTCGCGCTGCACACGACCTACTGCACCGAGATCTCCCCGCTCTATCAGTTCAAGTCCGTCGAGATGGATACCTCGCCGCTCGATGTCGACTGCGGGTTGGGCGTCATCATCCGCCTGACCGGCACCATGGACCGCGCCCGGATCCGCGAGGGCAGCGAGGGCGTCGGTATCGCCGACCTCAAGAGCGGCAGCGCCGCGGTGCAAAAGGGCGTGGCCAACACCAAGGGACATTCCCCCCAGGTCGGCACCTACGAACTGCTGTACGAGCACACGACCGGAGAGCGCGTCACGGCCGATGCCGAGATCATCGGCCTCAAGACCAAGGGCAAGCCCGAAGTCGCCTCTGCGCGCATCCACGACGCTCGCAGGGTCATGGTCGGCACCGAGACCCAGCCCGGCCTGATCCAGTTCGCTGCGGACATGTTCCGCCGCGGTGATTTCTATCCCAACCCGCAATCGCTGCTCTGTTCGGAGCGCTACTGCCCGCGCTGGCGCGACTGTATTTTCCACGAATGAGCACACAAGGAGATCTCATGACGGCCACCAACATCCAAGACCTCAAGGCGCAGCAAGCCCAGAATGCGCCTGCTCGCCGGACCGACTTCCCGGCGATGCTCGAGCGCTTCAAGGGCGAGATCGCGCGCGCCCTGCCCAAGCACCTGAACCCCGACCGGATGGCGCGCATCGCGCTGACCGCATTCAGGCAGACGCCGAAGCTCGGCGAGTGCGATCCGCGCAGCGTGTTCGCCGCCGTCATCCAGTCCTCGCAGCTCGGCCTGGAGGTGGGATTGATGGGCGAGTCGTATCTGGTGCCGTTCAACCGGCGCAAGAAGACCTCGCGCGGCTGGGAGACGGTCGTTGAGTGCGCGCTGATCCCCGGCTATCGGGGACTGCTGAAGCTCGCCCGCAACAGCGGGCAGATCGCCGACATCTACGCCTACGCGGTGCGCGAGCGCGATACCTTCGACGTGACCCTCGGCCTGCATCAGGACATGGTGCACGAGCCGGCCAAAGTGAACGGATTCCCCGCCGGCGAGGAGGAGCGCGGCGAGATCGTGGGGTTCTACGCAGTCGCCGTCTTCAAGGATGGCACCAAACACTTCGAGGTCATGAGCCGCCGCCAGGTCGATGCGATCCGCGATCGCAGCAACGGATACCGCGCGGCGATCGAGTCGGCCAAGAAGTACAAGAAGGAGCCGGATACGCCCTGGGTCTCGGACTATGAGGCGATGGGCATCAAGACGGTGCTGCGCCGCATCTGCAAGTACCTGCCGGCCTCCCCCGAGCTCGCGACCGCGCTCACGATCGACACGCTCGCCGATGCCGGCAAGACCCAGAACATCACCCTGACGGACGCGATCGAGGGCACCTGGGCGCCGGCGGACGACGACGGTGAGGACGACGCCGATCAGACCGAGGGGCAACCGCAACCCGACCCGGCCGGCGACGCAGCGCCGCCAGAGAAGGAAGTGCCGCGCACCCGCCGCCCCGAACCCGACCCCAACATGAACCTGGAGTGATCGCCATGCAGATCCTGATCGAAAATTTCCAGCGCATCCGCCGCCTCGACATTGAGGTGACGACGCCTGTCACGGTGATCGCCGGCCACAACGAAGCCGGCAAGTCGTCCTTCTCCGACGCCCTGCGCTTCGCGATCCTCGGCGACTCGGCCCGGATCGAGAAGAAGGGAGATTACGGCCACCTGGTCACCGACGGCGCCCGCAGCGGATCCGTTCGAGTGGGCGCCATTGAGCGCAACGTGCGCGACGGCAAGGGATCGCCCGCGCTCGATAACGTCGCCTACCCCTGCGCCCTCGGCACCGCGCGCTTCGCCGACCTTGCGCCCGCCGATCGTCGGCGGCTGCTGATGACCGTCACCGGCGTGCGCCCGACGCAGGATCTGGTGCGCGCAAAGCTGACGGAGCGCGGCCACCACAAGGACCGGATCGAGGCCATCTTGCCGATGCTGCGCTCGGGCTGGGATGCGGCAGAGGCGGATGCCGGAAGGCGAGCGACCGAGGCGCGCGGCGCCTGGAAGGCGATTACCGGCGAAGCCTACGGCGACAAGAAGGCCGAGGGCTGGGAGGCGCCCGTTCCGGACGGATTTGATCCGGACGCCGCCGCAGCCACGAAGATCCAGATCGAGGAACTGGAGGCCGGGCGCGCGAAGCTGTTCGAGGAGCGCGGCCAGCAGAAGGAGCGCGAGCTGCGCGCCCAGAGGTTTGCCGATATGCGCGATCTGGCAAGCCGAGTGCCGGAGCTGGAGGCCGAGATGGACGCGCTCGAGGCCGAACTAGCGGAGGTCAAGGAGACCCATGCCGCGATCCTCAAGTCGCGCGCGATAGATGAAGCGCACGCCAATCCGCAGGCGTGCCCGGCGTGCGGCGTCGCCCTTGTTGTCGGAGCGGACGGAACGCTACGAGAGCGGCCGAAGAAGAAGCCGCGCAGCGCGAGTAGTTCCGAGGCGCTGGTCGATGCGCTCCAGAATGTCGATGCGCGCATGGAATCGCTGTACGACAAGCTGGGAACGGTGTCGGCCAGCCTGGTCGACGCCCAGGCCGCGGCCAAGGTTATCGAAAGCGAGACGCTGGAGGATGTCGACGACATCAGTGTCGTCGACATAGAGGAGATGATCGCTAACGTGGACGCCCAACTCACGGTCCTGCGCCGCGAGCTCGACGCCTATCAGACCGCAGAGCGCGCCAGAGACGGCGCCGCCGACAAGACGCGCCTCGCCGCCGAGCACCACGCGAGCGCGCAAGCCTGGGTGAAGATGAAGGCCGATGTCGGCCCCGGCGGCATCCCCGCTGAACTTCTGTCCCAGGCGCTCGGGCCGGTGAATGACCGGCTGCGCGCGACCGCTGAAGCCTCGCAGTGGGATCAGGTCATGATCGCCGACGACATGACCATCACCGTCGGCGGACGGATCTACGCGCTGTGCTCCGAGTCCGCCCGCTGGCGCGCCGATGCGGCCCTGCACGAGGCGATCGCCGCCCTCGGTAATGTTGAGATCCTGGTGCTCGACCGGATCGACGTGCTCGACCTCGCCAACCGGGTGAAGCTGATCCGCTGGCTGTCCCACCTCGCGGGCGATCGCGCCTGGGCGGACGGCGGCACCATCTTTGCCCTCGGCACCTTCAAGGCGCCCCCCGTCCTGCCGGAAGACATCTTCGCCGTGCACTGGCTGGAGCACGGCGAGCTCACCACCCAACAACAGAAAATCGAGGAGACAGCGTAATGGCGCGAGGTGTGAACAAGGCAATCCTGATCGGCAATCTTGGCAAGGATCCGGAGGTGCGATACCTCCCCAGCGGCGCCGCGGTCGCGTCCGCTTCCCTCGCAACGTCTGAATCGTGGAAGGACAAGCAGACCGGGGAAAAACAAGAACGAGTCGAGTGGCATCATCTTTCCTTCTTCGGCCGCCTCGCCGAGATCGCGGGCGAGTACCTGAAGAAAGGATCGAAGGTCTACATCGAGGGCAGCATCCGGACCGAGAAGTGGCAGGACAAGAGCGGCAACGATCGCTACACCACGAAGATCATCGTGCGCGACCTGCAGATGCTCGACGGCCGCGGAGACGATGCGCCAGCGCGCAGCAGCGAGGCGGCCCGAAGTAGCCAGCAGCGCCGGGAAGAGCCTGCGGCCGCGCCGGAATTCGACGACGACATCCCGTTCTAGCCGAGAGCCGATCATGACCAACGAAGAAAACGCGCTGGATACCTGGATCGACGCCCTGATCAACGACCTCTGCGAGGCCGCCATTGAAGGTCCGGACCAGGTGCACCACCTCCTGTCCCAGATACCTGCTGCACTGCTGGACTGCATCGGGAGACAACATGGCGATCCGAGGAACCGAGAGACCGCAGCCGCCCTTGTGGCGTCCATCTTCTCCCGGATCCACTTGGAGATGGCCAAAGGTAGCCGCGTTCAGGATGCGGTCAGAACCGCGGCGCGGGCGATTCGAGACGCGCAGCAGGTGGCGAAACTCGCGCTCGAGCAGGCGGACGCCGAGGCGGTGCAGCCATGACCATCAACCGAAAGCTGATCGCCACCGAGGAGTACCGCGGCAGAACCATCGAGGTCCGATTCATGGGGCCGGACGTGATATCCATGATCGACGGCGTGGAGCTCCCGAACTTCTTTCTGTCTTCCGACGGAGCGAGGCGGACTGCGCGCCGGTGCATTGATGACTGGCTCAAGGAGCAGGAGAAATGAGCATGCTAGACACCGATATCATCATCGTCGACACGGAAACCACCTCCTCCGACCCGGCCGCGGCCAAGATCGTCGAAGTGGCGGCGGTGCGCCTCTCGGCGCAGGATCTGTCGATCATCGACGGCATGGAAATGCTGGTCGATCCGGAGTGCGACATTCCGTCCGAGGCGATGGCGGTGCACCACATCACCCAGCGGGATCTGGATCTTGCCGACGCCACGCCCTGGGGGTTTCGCGCCGGCCCGCGTCTCGCCGAGCTGGTCGACGGCGAACCACTCTGCGCCCACAACGCGGCCTACGATTCGCAGGTGCTGGGCGGCGAGCTCTCGCCCTGGATCTGCACCTATCGCCTGGCGCGCCACCTGTGGCCGGACATGAAGAGTCACGGCCTCCAATACCTGCGCTACGAGCTCGGCCTGCGGGTCGACACCGGCAACCTGGCACCGCATCGCGCGATGGCGGACGTGCTGGTAACGGCCGAGCTGCTGCGCGCCATCGTCCGAAAGTTCTGGGAGCATGACAAGCTGGTCTCGACGGTCTGCGTCAGCCAGTTGATTGCGCTCACGAACAAGCCGATCGATGTCCGCCTCTTTCCCTTCGGCAAGCACAAGGGCGCGCCGATCTCGGACGTGCCGCGCGATTACATCAGCTGGGCGCTTCGCACCCTCACTGACATGGATGCCGATCTGCGCTCGACGCTTGAACGGAGAATGCGGGCGTGACAGAAGACGAGCTGCGGGACATGTTCGCCAACGCCGCCCCGACTGAGATTCCCGACTGGTTTGTGGTGCCGGACCTCCCTCCGGCGCCGCCCTTCTATTCGTGGGCATCGCTGCCCGAAGAGGATAGGGCCGAACTGCGCAAGAGAGTGTCGGGCATCGACCCTCAAGAGAGGATTCAGATTCTCAGAGATCGAGAGGAACTGATGAACGGGCCGTTCCGCATGTGGCAGATAGAGTGCAAGGAGATCAGATTTTTCGCCTGGCGCTGGCACTACGCCAACATGATGCTGCTCAGCAGGAGGAAGAGTTCATGACCACCAAACCCGACGGCGGCGGCCACGCCTACCCGACCAACGCATATCAGCACGACGAGCACGGGAACGTGATTCCGATCGTCGGGCCGGGCATGACCCTGCGCGACCGGATCGCTATCGCCGCGATGCAGTCCATCATGACGTGGGACGCTTGTGGCGTCAGGACCGACTCAAAGGGCAATCGTGAGACGCCTGCGCAAGCTGCGGCGAGGATCGCATTCGACTACGCCGAAGCCATGCTGGCCGAACGGGAGAAGCGGGGATGACCGACCAATACGCAGAGCTGCGACATCGCCTCAGCGAGCCCAGGGACTTTTACCCGGACACCGACCCCCGCACGCTGCCGGCGTATGACAAGCATGTGTTCAGCATGACCGCCGCCGGGCTACATGAGAAATCCGACATCGCTGCGCAACTCGCGCTGCGGGATCGGGACCTGGCTACCTTGCTCCATGAACGCGATGCGCTGAAGGCATCTCTGGCGGAGCGGACCCAGCAGATCGGCGTCGCCTGTTCCAGGCACGATCTAACGCATTCGCTCGCCTGCGGACGATGCCACAAAGAGCTGCTCGCCGAGCGGGATGCGCTGCGAGCCGAGATGGACGACGCCCGGGAAGAGCTGCAACACGTCCTCAGAGACTGGAATGAGATTAAGCAAGCCATCGGGTCGCTGACCAATGGCGGCTTAATCGGGCATGCGAACGCCCTGCGAGCGGTGCGGGATGCGCTGCACGAACTGACCGACAGCGGGCGATGGTACAGCCAGCAGACCATGGCCGCCGTGGTGGCCGAGCGTGAAGCGCTGCGGGAAGAGCGGGATGCGCTAGTAGAGGCGATCCGCGTTCGCTCCGAGCAGATCGGGGCGGGGGCGTGAAAGCCTTCCTCGATCACCACTCCCGGCGCTCCGGATTCGACGGCTGGGCGCTCCGGGTGCGCGGTGCTACCAGCCCTATCCCCTGGACAGTCTCGACCACGCGAGAGGAAGCCAGAGATCTGCGCCGCGAGCAGGGTAATCTGCTGCGCGACACCGAGATCGTGAAGGTTCGGATTGTGGTGGAGGCGGTCGAGGGCTGACATGTTCATGACCCGCGAACAGGTGATTCTGCCCGTAACCTGTCATTACTGGCGGTTGACAGTCGACTCCTCGGCCAGCTCATCGAGACGCCGCAGCGTGTCGCGCAACTGCTGCTGCGCCAGCGGGTTCTGGTTGAAGTACACCTGCTCCTCGATCTGATCGATGCGCCGCTCCAGGGCCTCGATCTCGGACCGATCCCCGTGCCCGGCCAGCCACATCCACAGCTGGTTGGCCGCGAGAAAGCCCGCGAGCGCCCACCCGAGCCCGTCGCGTCCCGTCATTCCCCCGACTTTTCCTGCATGCTCTCGACCCGCCGCTGGACCCCTTGCCGGATTATGTCAGGATAGCGCGCCATCATCACCGCGCGTGCCTGCTCGCGCGACATCTTGAACACCCGGTCGATCATTTCCTCGCGCAGGGGATCGGGCAGGCCATCGAAGGACGGCTGCGAAACCATCTGGTCGAGGATCCGCTTGGCGGTCTGTCCGACCATCTGGGCGTACTCATCGTGCTGCAGGGGCGTCAGCTCCACCCCGCCGATGCGCTGCTGAGGCGGGCTCACGGTGACGCCCAGGCGAATCATCTCATCGACCACCGGGTCGTGCGGGTCGACGCCCAGGTACACCGGCGAGATGATGTCCGGCCCGAGGCCACCGCCGAGCACGATCGGCTCGCCGAAGATGTCGCGCCGCGGCAGCAGGTCGCCGGTCAGGCCGGGGATCCGGGACTTCCACTTCTCGACGATCGTGTCCGCCCGGCGCAGGACCGGATCGTTCACGCGGGCCACCTGGGCGACGCCGGTCGGGATGAGGGTGCCGGCGAACTGCTGGATCCAGGCATCGCCGTAGCGCTCCGGGTCGTAGTAGGCGGCCACCGCGTTCGAGATCCCCGACAGGAACGTCTTGCTGGCGAGGTTCTTGACGACGGACGAGTACAGCAGCCCCATCACCTCCTCGAGCTCGGCGTCCGGCATGATGTGCGCAACGGTCGCAATGTCAGCAGCCACGCCCATGATCATGCCGAGCGGTTCCAGGCGCCCGTAGCTGTACCAGGTATCCCCGACCTTGATCGAGTAGGGCCGGTACTTCTGCAGCCAGATGCGCCGCTCGTCCGGATCCGACGGACCGCCGCCGGTGATCGCCCCCTGCATGGCCATCACCATGACGGTCATTCCCAGGCCTGTGCCGAACACCATGCGCGCAATCGCCTGATCCCGCGCGGCGCCACCCTTGCTCCACTCCTCCCGGAACGAGGGCATGAGCGGGGCAATCGGGGAGCGGTGCCCGGCGAACTTCACGATGTTCACCGGCGTGCGGATGAAGGGCATGATGAAGCGGAACGGGAACGGCCAGCGCGCGGCGATCGACTGGATCGTGCGCCCGAGCGGCCCGAGCGGGTTGGTGAAGGTCTGGTACCGGCTGAAGTGGACGAGATCGTCGCGCATGTCCCACAGCACCTCCTCTTCCGGGGTGACCTGGGCAGGCCGGTCGAGGCCGCGCAGCGCGGCGACCTTGTGCGCGATCTCCTCGGCGCGCTGGTGCAACGCCGTGCCGCTCAGCCCTTCCCGGATCCCCTGGCGAAGCGCCCGGCTGTTCAGGTCCATCCGGAAGGCGATGGCCTTGTAGAACTCGTCCTGGGACTGCAGGAAGTTGCCCGGCACGCGGACCACCTTGCCCGGCCGCCCGCCGATCGCCTTCTGGTAGCCGGTGTCGACCTTCTCGAAGAAGTCGGTGCCCTCTTCGAGCTTGCCCGCCTGATCGCGGATATCCCACAGCATGTCCTGCTCGGCGGTGGCGTTTGCCGGGCGATCGCCGGAGAGCGCGCGCACCTTGTCGACGATCTCCCGCGTTCGCTGCTTCGCCGCGGCGCCGGTCAGTCCTTCGCGGGCGGCCTGGCGCTGGGCGAGGTGCAGACGCTTCGCTGCGCTGTTGAAGACGGTTGCGCCGAGCAGCGCCCCTTCCCGGGCACCCGACAGCAGGCCCCAGGCCCGCGGCATGATCTCGCGCATGTACACCTTGTCGGTCCCGCCGTGCAGCTTGCCGATCGCCGCGGCGATGGCGTGCTCCGGCACAGACAGGATCGCGATAAGCTGGTTCGAGGCGATATTGACCGCATGGGTCTGCGGCCCGGAGAGCAGCCCGTTGATCCAGGCTTCGACCACCTTGTCGATGAAGCGGATCTTCGCCACCTTGGTGACGGTCTGGCGCAGAGTCTCGGGCGATGCGCCACTTGCCGCCAGATCGTTCAGCGCCTTGGCCTTGGCCTCGATCGTCATCCGCCCGCCCATTGAATCGAGGATGTCCCCGAGCGCCTTCGCCTGCTGCGCCTGCTTGCGCATGATAGCGCCCACCCGGCCCCACTCCGCGCGGGCGCCCAGCACCTGCTCTGCGAGCGGCACGAACTTGGATAGGCGCTGCTGGAAGCGCACCAGGTCGGCATCGTTTCCTCCCTCGGCGGCGCGCGCGGCCTCGAGCACTTCCGACATGGCGCCATCGACGATCGTGCGGGCGGCTTCCCATTCCTCGGCATTGAAGGACTGCCCCTTGCGGCGCTCCATCAGCTTGTCGGCGGTCCAGCCGAGCGAGCGCGCCATCTCCTCGGTTTCATTCCAGGAGATCTTGCCGCGGCGCGCATCCTTGAAGCGGTCCTCGAACTGGCGGACGGTGCGGACGAAGAGCTCCTTCGCATCCTCCTCCCCGCGCAGGCGATCGAGGAACGGCGCGAGGTCGGTTCCCGCCACCTCGCGGTCCGCCGGCGGCTGGCCCAGGGGGCGCAGGATGTCCATCGGCTGGATGGTGGCGGTATTCGGCAGCGACAGCGGAGCCGCGGTCACCTTGCGCTGGAACCAGGCCTCCTTGGGCGCGCGGTGCACGCTGGTGACGCCCTTGCCGCGCGCCGCCCGGCTCATCGAGCGCAGCAGGTGCGCCAGGTCCGAATCGGTGAACTCGGTGCCGATCCGTTTGAAATTGTGGGTGCGCAGGTACTGGCGGATGGCGCCCCAGTACGCCTTGATCGCCTGCTTGATCCGCTCGGGCAGCGACGCGGTGGCGCGGCTCTCCTGCAGGTGCGCCAGCAGCTCGTTGACCAGGTAGTGATTGCGCCGGGCGATGCCGTCGATCTTCTTCGCCGTCTCAACATAGGGCGCGAAGTCGATGCCGTGCGTCGAAGCGAGCGTCTGGATGCCGGAGAGTCCGCCGAGGCGCATGAACAGGTCATTGCCCGCCAGGCGCGCCTCGTCGCCGAACAGCCGTTCGAAACCGATGTGCCCGTCCAGTTCGTGCAGGGTCGCCACTTCCACCGCGAGCGGGGAATCCAGCTTGGCCGCGACGTAGTAAATCGTGCCGTCGTGGTAGACCGCCGACACCTCGCCGGTCGCTCCCTCGCGCGCGATGATCTGGCGCACCGCCGCCGGCAGGTCCGCCTCGGTCTGCGCCACCTCCCAGGCGGCGCCAGGCACGTCCTGCAGCTGCGCCCGAACGGCCGTCTCTACGGCTTCGACGGCCTGGGCCGATACCTCAGCAGGGGCCGCGGCACGCTGGAACCACGTGCCGGATTCCTGCGCCAGCGCGCCGCCCTCAGTCGCATCGCTGGTGAGGGCGTCACCCTCCCGGATGATCGCATCAAGGACGCGGAGACCGCCGCTGCCCGCATGGGTCGAGCCCAGATAGCGCGCCATGTTGCGGGCGTCGTCGCGGGACTCGGACACGATAATGACCGCCCCCGCATTGGTCTCGCCGAGGCCGGTCAGGATGCGGCGCACGCGACCGTTCTGCCTGAGCGCCTGCATTTCTCCGGGACCAAATGCGATCGTACCGGCGACATTGTGGCGCGTATCGAGCAGCAACAGCCCGTTTCGCAGGTTCGCATCCCGAACAATGCCGATCGCAGAGGACGGGTCGGCGACCTTCGGGCGACCGAAAGGCGGCTGCTTGCGGATGATGCGCTCGGTGATCGGAACCCGCTTCTTGCGCGGCGCGGCGGTGGTCTCTATCGGGGTCGAGGTGATGCCGTCCCGGTCGACCAGGGTCGCTGTGCGGCCGCGTGAGAGAATGACGTGCCCAGCCATCTCAATGCCCGAGGCTTCCAGCACCTTATTGATCCGCCAGGTAATGTTGAGATCCGCGCCGGATGGATCCGGGCTGCCCGACGGATGGTTGTGCCCCATCCAGTAATAGGCGGCGCCCGGGGTGGAGGCGATCGAGCCGGCAACGACGTGCGGATAGATGCTGGTGCCGTCGATCGTTCCCTTGGAGTGATTGATCACCGAGAGCGGCGCGCCGTCCTTGTCGAGCACCAGGAACAGGGAGACTTCCTGGCCGTGCTTGCGGAACTGCGCGAGGACGTGCGCCGCATCGCTCGAAGAAAGGACGCGATCGACGCCTACGTTTACTTCGCCGGTGGGGACCTGTCGGTATCGGACGTAGAAGTTATCGGCGAGCTGGGCTCGGGCGCTGTCTGCGTCTGCGGGCAGGTCGAAAAGTAGTTCGGTCTGGGCTCCGGGCCGGTCCCCTCCGGGCGGCGAGGAAGCGCCACGTTCACGACGTTCCCCACCTTGTACACTGCTGGGCGCTCGCTCATAGCCCGAGTATAGAGCGGGATCGTGCGGGACGCCTTCCTCGCGCAGGATGTTGGGGTCGTTCGGGTCGAACGTGCCGCGGTTGCCGGTGGCGGATTTGATTTGCGTGGGGCGGAAGGCGATGTAAGTATTGGAAATCAACCCGCCGAGGTTGTCCACATTGCGCACAATGAGCCCGTCCTGCCCATTCGACTTTGCTTCCCGAATGGCGGATTTAAATCTGTCAGCCATCCCCTCATCGAAAGACTGACCTTTGACATCCAGGACAGATGGGTTCTGCAAGGAAAGGAAGGCCGGGATCATCTGCTCACGACTATGCGTGCCATCGTTGAGCGACATGCTGGCGAACTCGCCGGCATCCTCCGCGCTATCCGTGAAGTAGATACCGCCATCGAACGTGGAGGGCTCGAACTCCGTGAAGTCAGCCCGCGTCCCGTGATACACCACCAGCGGCCTGCCGTTCTCGTCCACCACCTTGCTGTCGCCGAACCAGCGGCGGAACTCCGGTGTCTCAGTCTGGTCAATGCTGTACTCGGCCCGATCCTCCTGAACTGACCTGCCGCCGAACTCGGCCAGGAACGCCGCCCGGTCGGCCTCGCTCTCGAACTGAAAGCCGGGGATCGCCCCCTGCCCGCGGTAAGCGGAGTAGTACCCTCCATGCCTCTTGGCGGCCTGATTCGCCCGGTCGTACACCTCGCGCGGCACGCGCGCCGAGAAGCTGGCGACGAACAGATCGATTCCCTTCTTGGCGTGCCTGGTCTGCGCGATCGTGAAGGGCGCATCGCCAGTCTCGGCGCGGGACTCGCCCTGCTGCGGCGCAGTCGTGATCTCCTCGCGGCCGGGCCGCTGAGACACGCGCCGGCGCCTGGGTATCTCAAGATCCTCGATTCGCTCGAACAGGGCTCCGATCGTGGGCACATCGGAGTAGTCGCGCTGGCGCTCGATCAGGCGGGAAGCCTCCTCGGGATCCATCACCTTGTCCAGCACCACGATGCGGGTGGCCACATTCGCGCCAGCGCGTTCGAACGTGACATTCGGCAGCCTGATGTCGGCGACGACATACATGCTCTCGGCAGACGGGTCCGCGCGCTTCCCCTTGTCCGTCGTGCTGTACAGCCAGGCATCAAACTTCTTGTCGGCGGCCGGCCCGGTCGGAATGATCGCCACGATTCGGCCCCGGTCGCGCAGGTGCCGCGCGGCCTTGGCGAGATGGGGAATCGCCGTGCTACCCCCCATGCCGAAGGGCGGGTTCATGACGATGGCATCGTACTTGTTGACGATGTTGTGGTCTTCAAACGAGGACTGAACCGCCTTGGCGTCAGTCACCATGCGAAGGCGCGAGAACAGCTCGGTCGATGGCTCGACGACGGTTCGATCTGCCAGCTCCGGGAACCAGCGGGCGATGGCGCCGTGACCGGCAGAGGGCTCAAGGACAGACTCACCCCCGCGAACGTCCGCCCACTCGACCATCTTCATGCCGATCGGCTCGGGCGTTGCGAAGTAGTCCTTGCCTTCCTGCGCCTTGGTGCGGGAGGTCTTTTTCTGCTGCGCGAAGTAGAGCGTCTTCGCCCGATCCCAGTCACTCAGGGCGGCCCGCGCCGCATCATCGCGCTCCTTGCCTCCGGTGCCCTCGCCTTCCATGCCAACCGGATAGCTGTCGGACTCCTGAAACCCCTCAACAAAGGCGTCCATCAGGGCGCGCGCTTCCTCTCCGAGCGCCAGATTCTCGGCCGTCGAACTGCGCCGGGCGATCGTGTCGGCGAACGCAATCCGCTCCCAACTGGTGCCGGTGTTGAAGTAGCGGAACATGGCGTTACTGGCCTGCCCCATGCGGAAGATGCGCCCTTCCTGCTGGATTGCTGTGGTCGGCTGCGTCGGCAGCCCCAGATTGAACAGGACGCGCGACATCCTCCCCGTGGTGTCGTGCAGGGAGATCCCCTCCTTGCCGGCGGCGGACTGCACCAGGATCAGGTTTCGGCCGCTGTTGTCGTCCTGAAACAGCTCAACCGCCTTTCGGCGATCACCCTTCGAGACATCCCCATTGAAGATGAGAACATCAGGGAACTCCCGCTGGTAGGTGGCGATCGGGCTGGCAAGGCCAGACAGCGGCAGATTCACCAGGTCGGGGCGCTGGTCGATGAAGTCTCTGGCAAGGTCGGCGTGCTTCACCTTGATCAAGCCGTCGCCGCCCGACACGACAGTGCCCTCCGACGAGGACAGCATCGACCGCACATCAAACGGATTGAACCCCCCGCCCTTCTTGAAGTCGTGGAACACGACAACCTTGCGCCCGGCAGCCAGATGCGCCTTGACGACAGGGATCGACTCCTGGGCCTTGATTGCTTCCAGAAGATAGCGGCGGGTCAGGTGATCGAACTTCTTGGCGATGATGTCGTGCAGGATGCGCCGGCTCGGATTCTCTCGCAGCCACTCCATCCCCTCGTCGATTTTCTGCCCGACTGCCGACTCCACCAGGATAAAGCGGCGGTCATAGTCGAACGGGACATCGATCGTCCGCGACGACAGGACGTTCTCCTTCTTCAGCCAGGAATTAAATTGGCGCTGAAGCAGGCCGCGATCGACCTCCGGGGGCGGCTCGGTCAGCTTGTTGTTGCGCATCCGGTAGCCGAAGTGCTGCATCATGAACCGATCGAACTGGCTGCCCGAGTTGTATCCCGATCCGCCGTCCTCCGGGTACTCGAACAAATACCCCTCGGCGTAATCGACCGCCTTCTCGTAGGCGAAGGGCGTCGCCGACAAGAGCACAACCCGCGGCCTTGCTGCGCCCTGAGCCGCTTCGACGGCGAACTCTTCCTTTCTCTGGCGCGCATCGATCGCCGCGATGAGATCTTCTCTGCGCGCTGTCAGGCGCTGATTTTCATCCCGCGCGCTCGACGCCATCTGGTCCATGGTGTCGTCACTGTTCAGGATGCGAATGTTTGCGTCGATCGTGCCGTTGATGCGCTCGATCTCGTCGAAGGCGTCGCGCATGATTGAGCGGGTTCGCGCCCAGGCCGCATACTTCTGGTGCATCGTCAGCGCGCGCAGCTTCGAAAGCGCCTTGGTCTGGGTGCCATCCTTTGACGACATGAGGTAGTGAGACTCGTCGGCGACGACCAGATCCCACTGGCGATTCACGATGGTGTCGTTGTCGCCGAAGTTGGCATACGTGGTGATGACAATGCCTTCGCCGGCGTCCTTGGTGCTCTCCAGGGGGCGAATGTCCAGACCAAGCATCTCTCCGGACCGGATCCAGTGGACTGCGATCTCGTTGCTGGGAACAACGACAACGATGTTGTTCTTCCCCCGCCGGGAAAATCGCTTGACGATCCCGAGACCGGATAAGGTCTTCCCGGTGCCGGTGCCATTGGTGAAAAGGACGCCGTAGCCGTTCGGAAGCGCAAACCGGGTCTCAGCGAAATGCACGTCGGCGCGCTGGCCGTCGCTCAGGAGAGGCAGGGTTTCGTCGATATTGTCGCGATCATGCAGGACGACGCCGATCTTGTCGGCGGACTTCTGCGCGCGGATACGTTCTGCTAGGTCGCTCGGCTTTGCAGCAGACTTCGCAGTTGCGTCTGCTGAGACGGACTCAGCGGGCGCTCCATCGATGCCAAGATCACCGCTTCGTTGACCGTCGCCAGCTCCGGTAGCGCTGATCTCAGGTCCGGATGCGTCTCCAGATACCGGCTGATCGCCGTCCGTTCCTCCAGAAGCGGGGCCACGTCGAGAAGACTGATCGCCACCGTCGGATCGACCCCCTTCGCCACCAGGTCCGCGTATTCCCTGCCCTCGAATTCCGCCATCTGATCCGGGTCCATACGGAACGCCTTCCTGGCCCATGCCGTCGCCAGCTTCTGCGTCTCCGCGATCTCGTTCCAGATCGGCGCCGCCACGCTCGTCAGACTCATCGGCCCGCCCTCTTGTCTCTTCACGATTATTTTGCGCCGCTCGCCCGCCAACGTCCACGGTCCCCGCCTGAACGTCGGCGGCGAAGCGCATCAGGTAGGGCTTGACCCCGGTCCCGAAGGCGTTCAGCACGGTCCGGATGAAGTCGCGCAGATCCCGCCCGGCGGCCACCGCATCGCGCAGCATGGCCTCGAAGTGGGGCTTTGCTTTGGCGTAGGTCTTCTCGTCGAAAGAGAGGCCGCTATTCAGCTTCCCGGATCCGCCGAACAGCTCGGTCAGGCCCTTGATGGCCTCGGCGCCAGCGGATGAGACGTTGTACCCCAGGCTCTTGGCGATCTCCCCGGCAGTGCGGTCGACGTCATCCTTGCTGGATACGTCTGTCGCCTCGGGCTTTGACCGTCGCTTTCTCGGCGCGCGGGTGCCGCTGCGGGACGTTCCAGACTTCGCCCTGGTCCTCGCGGGCTTCGCGGTGTCGGGGACGCCCGACGATCCCGCCACGTCATCGATCATGGCCTCCAGATCATCCAGGCTGATGCTGGAAAGCTGGTTGAGGACGTCATTACCGCCGCCCACCAAGGGCTTCAGGATCGACGGGACTACAGGAGGCTGCTGGCCAAAGAGATATTCCAGCATCCCCTCGCGGTCTGCGTCCGTAAGAAGTCCACGCTTGATAAGCGTGGTGGCAGAAAAGCCGCGAGCATTGAACTCGTCGCCGCGCGATTCCGCTTCGGCCGTCGCGTTATCGATCAGCCACTGAGAAGCGTACTTTTCGCTCTTTTGCTTCGGGTATGGCGTGGTGACGCGCCCGGACGCTGTGCGGAAAACATCGCCAGGACGAACCGGCTGCTTGTCGATTGGCCGTCCGGCATGGCCCATGTCCCTTGGGGTGCCAATGGGGACTTGTTCTGTTTTCGGCTTTGCGAGGACGCCATGGTCTAGGGTGTCGGCTTCTTCGGGGGCGCCCGGAACTTCGGCATTTCCACCTTCACGATCTTGCTGCCCTTGGGCAGGCGTTCTAACCACGCCTGCAGGCTCTCCCCCTCGCGAGGACCGTAGTCCGGCGCGCTCTCGCTCGGCTTTGTGCTGCTGGAGCCCGGTTTCGGCGGTGGCGAGGTCTTGTCCGATGCCATAGGAGAATCCTACCCCTTTCTTGGTAATCGTCGACCCGTCCGGCAGATCGACGGTGATCGTCGCGCGCTCGGCGGTCGCATTGATGCGCTCGACCAGGGCGCGCGCCTCGTCTTCGGTGCGAGCCTGAAGGATGAACTCGTCGCCCGAGATGTGATAGCCGCGGTCGGTCGTTCCGCGCACCGCATCGCCCATGGCGCGGATCAGCATGTCCCCGGCCTCGTGGCCGAGGGTGTCGTTGATCCACTTCAGGCCATCGAGGTCGACGCTGACCTGCACCGGCAGGCGCTCGTGCTCCTCGTAGGCCCGATCGTTCCAGATCCCGGCCCGGCGGCTGGTCAGAAGTTCCCGGTCCTTCTCCTCCGGCGTCATGTCCGCGACGCGCTTTCGCTGCGCCGCGTCCTGCCGGCGCTCGGTCAGGGCTGGGAGGCTTTGCCCTTCTTCTGCTGGTGCTGCTTGACCGCCTTGAGCAGGGCGTTCGTTATCCGCGCCCGGAATTCCGGGTTGGACTTGGCCTTCTCCCCGCGCGCCTTGCGGGCTCGCAGTTCGTCCAGGTGCTGCTGCGCTGTCTTGCCCATAGGTCCCCCTGATGACGTTCAGCAGTTGCCGGGAGGCTTCGCGCTCATCCCAGCCGGCGATCGCCGCCCGCTCAAGTATACTCTCGGTGGCCACCGCATCGACCGCTTCGGCCTCCTCTCGCAGCGCCCAGAAGGTGTCGCTGTAGCCGCCACCTTCATCCTGCTGCGTCTGCGGCCCAGACTGCAGGTCTTCCCACGCCGCGGTCAGGATGTCGTCCCATTCGGCGTCTGGCGTCGACTCCTCGGCCTCGATGGCCGCAATCGATTCCGCCAGATCCCGCTCGCGCTGCTCGGCCTCCACCGACTTCGTGTAGACCTTCATGCCCGTCTCGGCCTGCCACAGCAGTTCTTCGAGCTCGTGGGCGTCCTTGTTCTGCACGTAGCCGTAATCCATCAGCAGCTCGGTCAGGGCGTCCAGCGAGAGCCCCTTGCCGGGGCGCTCGATGCTCGGCATGACGAAGGCGCGGGTTTCCTTGTCGAGGTGCTTGAGGCGGTCCTGCCAGTCGCTTTCGAGGCTCGTGTCGATGCCGCCGAGCTTTCGAATGGCGGTGATCAGATCATCCTCGGGACGCACCTCGCGGGCGCGGCGTGAGCGCTCCCAGGGCGTCATCTTGGACTTTCTGCCCTCGGCCTCGGCCCGAAGGAGCTGGGCGTCGCGCAGCAGGCGCTGGCGCATGGCCGGGTTCTCGGTCTGCGAAGCCAGGCGTTCGAGCTCCTGGATCGTCTGCTGGTTCGCTTCCAGCGCGACGTTTGAAGGTTCCACTGATGCGCCGTTCTGAGGGGCGGTAGGGGGAGGGGGAGGTGCCGCCTCAGAGGGGGAGGACGCATCAGTGGAAACGGGGTGACCCTGGTAGGTGTCCACCAGGTGAAAGCCTTCGGGCAGTTCATCGCCCCAGGGCGACGCCTGCACGCCGATGTCGCTGGTCTGGGTCTGAGCCGGCAGCGCGTGCACGCCCTCGGTATAGGTGGCGACGCCAGGATCGCTCGGGATCTCCCGCCCGGCATCGTCCGCCATGATCGGCCTCCCGCGCTCGTCCCAGCCCCGGATCCGGCTCGGGGTGAGGCTGTTGCGGGCGATCGTTTCGGGGTCGCCGAGGTCGGCGTTCTCGATCTCCTGACGGATCACGCGGGCGCGATGGGCATCCTGGATGGCGCCGGTCACCAGACCCGTACCGGCAGCGCCGGCTCCCATGACGCCCGTCAGCAGCAGCGTTGGACCGGCCACCTCGCGGATCGCGTCGGCCTGATCCTTGGCGCTCAGGAAGCGCGGCTCATCGCCGCCCTGCAGGCCGAGGCGGATCTCTGCGCCCTCCTGCCCGATCTGCGTCTGGGCCTCGCTCAGCACCTCGACAGTTGAACCGCCCGCCCAAGCGCCTGCCGCCTTCAGCAGGCTCTTCTGCTTGGCGAGCTTGAACATGGCCTTTCCGGCAGAAAAGAGGACCGCATTACCGACCGCCTCCCAGCCCGCTTCGTGCAGGCCGTGCTTCTTGATCTCTTCCATCGGGTTCGCCGCGCGGCTCCACATCACGCCGAGCCGGTAGGCCGCGGCCTGCATGTCCTCGGACTCGGCAATCGACAGCCATTCGTCGTCGGTCAGCGGACGGCCGAGATCGTGCAGCGCGGCGCGGTCGAGGCCGTCGCGCAGCTGGCGCAGGGCTTGGTTGGTGTCCATCCGGTAGGCGGCAAGGCCGCTGGCCGCCACGCCGGCCTCAAGCCCAAGTGGGCCGCCCGCCAGCGCGGTTGCTCCGCCGGCGGCCAGGCCGCTCAGCATCGAAACAAGGGAGAAACCCACGTTGTCGGGCAGATTACGCAGGTCGGCACGCGTGATCCGGATCGGACCAATATCGACATACGCCGTATCGGCGCCCTCCATGGCGAAGTTCTCGGTCGAGCGGGCGCGGCGCTCGGAGATCACCTTGTCCGCCCAGTCCTTCGCCTTCGCGATCTCCTCGGGATTGTCGCCCTCCCACGCTGCAGCGGCGGCGCTCTTCAGGGCGCCGGGGACGCCCTGCACGGCTTCGGTAATGTCCGAGAGGAAGTCGGCAAAGGTCGGTTCCGCCGGATCCTCGGGCGGTGCTGGCGGGGCGGGAGCGGGAGTCTGAACGCCCCGGATCGGCCCCGTCGGAACGGTGAGGGAAGGCGGCGCACCGGCCTCCCCGCCCATCGTTTCGGGGATCTGCACCGAGGTCGGCGAAGGCGCGGGCGCCCGGTTCATCTGCGACACCGCGGACAGCGCTTCGGCCTCGCTGTCGAATCCGGGCAGCGCGCGGCCGGTCTCCGGGTCCACGCCGCCGGCGGCCAGAACGCGCTCGATGGCCACCTCGTCCGGCACGATCGCGCCATCGAAGATGGTCGGGATGAGGGTCGGCTTTCCGCCGTTCAGCGCGGGACTGGTGATCGCAATCACCCGGTCGCCGATGATCTCGCCGGCATCGGTGGTGTAGAGCTGGCGGCCGAGGAAGGTCTTGCCGCCGGCCAGCGGCAGGAGCTGCGGCGAAGGCGCCTGCGGCTGTTCCACACGAAACCCGGATGGCAGTTCATCCGGCGCGATGTCGAGGCGAAACCCCTCGGGCAGCTCGGCCGAAACCGCCAGCTCGTCCTCGTCAGTTTCCAGCCGAAACCCCGCCGGCAGATCAGCGATCCTGGTGACCATCGGGCTCCCCTAGTTCGACGGTTTCCAGCCGCCGTCCTTCCACGACGCCGGCACCCACTTGCCTCCGGAGAAGATGACGCGCTGACCTTTGTCGTTCACGGCAGTCTGGCCCTCGGTGTAGCGCGGCGCAGCAGCGGCGCCGCCGGTGTTCGCGGAGCCATCGCCCGGAGCCGGGTTCGGCGCGGGGGCCTCCTGCTTCATGTAAGGCTCCAGCATGCTGTCGAGGTTGGCCGAGTCGAGCGGCTTGCCGGAAATCGCAGCGCCCTGCATCCGCGACATCGGATCGAGCCGGAAGTCCTGATAGATCTTCAGCACGTCCCGCTCGGCCGCGGTGATCTTCTCGTCGCGCCGCACCTTGCCCAGGATCTCGCCCACCAGATCGTTCATGCTCTCTTCCTGATTCGGCAGCGGGTGCCACTGCCCGTCCGAATCCTTCTGGCCGAGCATGTTGGTGTTCGGGATCACGCCGAGCTCGCCGTAGGTTTTGCGCGAGCTCGAGCTGTTGTTCTTGGTGTTGGTCTTGCCGGGCTTGCCGATCGCATCCGGCTTCGTCGACCAGCGCGTGCCGGTCGGAGAGTCGGGGTCGCCGACTTCCACCAGATCGGGCTCCTTCGAAGTCGCGTGCTTCGCGGTGAGCTCGGCTTTCAGTTCTGCCAGCCGTCGCTCGCGCGCCTCCGCGGCCTGATTCTGCAACTGGATGAGGCTCGCCTGCGCGAGTCCGGTGCCGGCGCCGGCCAGTGCCTTCCCGATGATTCCCGCCATGATCCCTCCTTACTCCCCGCCCATCTGCTGCAGCATGGCCGTCATCTCGTCCTTCGGCAGCGCCTGCATCGACTGCTGCATGCCTTCCTGATCCAGCATGTCCGGATGCGCCTCGGCCCAGAGCTGCAGCGCGCGCGTGGTCGCCATGAACACGTCGTCATCGGTCGCCGTGCCGATGTTTGCCGCTTCGGCGAGCTCGAACAGCAGCCCGACGATCTCCTCCCCTGCGGCCATCAGCACGTCATCGGAGAGCGGCTGGCCCTGCTGGCGCGAGCTGTCGTACACCCGGGAGAGAATCATCACCGCGGCCTGGGCGACGCCCTCGGCCAGGTTCTCGCCGCCCTGCAGCACCTTCAGCACCTGCTGCGCCGTCTGGCCGTCATACATCATGGTCATCGCGTGATTGACCGCGGAGTCATAGGCGGCCTGCTCCTCCGGGGTAACGCCGCCCTCCTCGCCGCCCTGCGCTTCGCCCTCAGACGGGAGCGCCTGCCGATCCGCGGGCGGCTGCTGTCCCTGCTGCTGCGCTCCCGGCTGCTGCTGCGCGCCAGGCTGCCCCTGGGGCCGCTGGGCTTCCATTCGATCCGCGATCAATGCCATCGTGATGCCTCCTTCAGAACGCCAGGCGCGAGCCGATCAAGCCGGCCGCCCCCGGAAGGTCCGGTGCCGGCGCGGCGCCCACCACCGGGATCGCGCTCTGGCGTGGCGTCAGATTGAACAGCCCCGACACATCCGAGCCCTGCGCACCCATGCCCGCAGCGCCGGGGACGCCGAAATAGGACGAGTTCTGGCGGCGGTACTTGTCCAGCTTGATCTGCTCCTCGGCGGCGGTCGGCGTGAACGCGCTCGACAGCATGTTGCCGGCGATCAGGCCCGCGGTCGGATTATTCTCAACGAAGCCGAGCATGGCTTTCGCCGCGCCCTTCACGCCGCCCCAGAGGGTGGCGCCAGTGCCAGCAGCCGATCCACCGCCACCAAGGCCGGCGACCAGGCTGGAGGTGTTCGGCGCGACCTGCGACAGCGCCGAAGTCTTCGCGAGGCTGCTCACCGTGCCCGTGGCGTTGGCGAGCGGAACGGCGCCGGGGGTTGCTGCCGCGCCCGCAACGGTTGCCGCCTCAGTTGCCCCGGCCACAGCGCCGCCGACTCCCGAGCCGGCGCCAGCGGCGGCACCTCCGGCGGCCGCGGTCGAGGTGAATGGCGTGCTCCACAGGCCCATGGCCCCGCCAGTGAAGTAGATCGCCGCACCCGCAACGATCAGCTTCCAGTTGTCCTTGACCACGTTGGTGACGGTCTTGAAGACCTTCTTCACCGTCTTGCCGATTGACTTGATCGGGTTACTCATAACGCATTCCCTCCACCGCAGAACATCGCGTAAATCCCTCCGTGCCGTCTGAGGCCGAGGGCTTCCAGGAACTCTTGCGTGCGCCCCGTCTCACCGATCCCCGAGCTCACCGACAGCCCGATCAGCGCCACATTCCGGGACTTCGCCCAGGCGATGAACTTGCGGGCGAGCCGGGCTCCGTCACCCCGCGCGCTGTCTCGCACGTAGAACCACAGGTCGTGCGCTTCCTTCTTGCGGCTCCACAGGATCTCGTCCACCGCCGCGAGCAACACGCCCTCGATCTCCCCGTTCCGCTCCGACACCCAGCAGAACTGGGTCGGCGCGCCGATGATCATCGCGATCAGCCGCTTCACCTTCTGCTCACACGGCGGGATGTGCGAATAGCGCGAGCGCGCATGCAGCTCCAGCGACAGGCGGTACACGGCGGGCGCATCGGCGGGGGTCGCGGATCGGATCACACAAATACCCAGCCTTCAGGCGTCCAGGCCACGCTGAACTTACCGCTCCCGCTGCCGACCTCCCGGACCTCGCCGAGATAGCGCCCAGCCCCAAGGGGGGCGACCTGGCTCGCGTACCATTCCGCATCGCGCGTGCTGCCGTACAGCCGGTTGCTGCCGCTCGGAAGTGCGCCCGGATTCGCCGCAAGGCCCGTGTTCGTGGTCGTGCTGGTGCCGCCGGTGTTTCCGCCCGTGGATCCTGCCGGGGGCGCGTTCGTGGAGTTGTTCCCGCCCGAGGGGTTGTAGATCGTGAACGTCTGCCCCGCCGTTGAGCCGGTGAATTCCAGCCCTGCGCGCAGCATGTCGACCTGCTGGTTGATGCCGGCCTGGCGCTGCGCCGCGGAGAGATCCGGGTTCGCACCGATGTTCGAGATCGCCTGCATCGTGGTCATGTACAGATTCGTGGCGACCGAGGAGTTCTGCAGCGTCTGCTGGTGCTGGTTGACCAGTTCCTGAAGGGCGATCCGGTTGTCCTGCCCCAGCTGCTCGATCTGGCTCTGGTAGGTGAAATTCACCTCGGCCAACTTGATCTGGTTGCGTGACTGCTCAGCCATCGATTCCAGGTTGTAGATCTGCAGCTGGGCGTCCCGCTCGGCCTGCAGGTCGCCGGCGGCGCGCGCCTGCTCCAGCGCCTGCTGATGCAACTGCACGTCGCGCGAAACCTGGGCGTCGATCTGCTGCTGATTGACCCGCAGCTGCGCGAGCGTCTGCGCGTCGATCTGGCCAAGCTGGAACTGGTGCTGCAGCCCCGCAAGTGCGGTCTGGTGCTCGTTGATCATCTGCTGCGTGGTGCGCTGCTGCTCTCCCTGCGCCCCGATCTGTTCCAGCGCCTGTCGACCCTGCAGCTCCTGGATCAGCTGCTGGATGTCGCCGCTTGCCGCGATCTCGCCGAGGCGCTGCTCGCCGATGAGCGCCTGCAGCCGCTGGTCAAGGTCGCCCTTGGCCGCGATCTGGTCGAGCGACTGCATGCCCTGGAGCTCCTGAAGCGCCTTGCTGATCTCGCCTTGAGCCGCAATCTGCTCCATCTGCTGCTCGCCCTGCTTCTCTTGCAGCCCCTGCTGGATCAGCCCCTGATGCGCCTGAAGCGCCCCCTGGGTCTGGTTGGTGGCCGTGACCTGGGAGGCGGTGTTGCCGGCCTGCTGGTTCGCGAGCTTGGTGTTCATCGAGGTCTGCGCGTCCTGCTGGGCGATCGGCAGCGCCTGACGGATGGTCGCATCGTGCGCCGCGCCAACCGCCATCGAGGAGTTCAGCAGGCCGCGCGCGTTCATCGACTTCAGCGCCGAGGTCTGCGCCTGCTGCATCAGCGGCGAGTTCTTCGAGATGATCCCCTGCACCCGGTTCTCAACCATATCCTCCGGGCCGGTCGCAACGCGCTCGGCTTCGTAGCCAGCAACGCTCGACAGGGGATCGTCCTTGTTGATGTTCGTGTTGATCAGTCCGGCCATGGCTCAGTTGTCCCAATAACCTTTGACCATATACGAAGCAAGCGCCCCGCTCGCGCACGATGGCGCGCACGAATACTGCAGCCGCGCGTTCGTGCCCGCAGGAACAATGCTCTCCGAGACATCGGAAGCCATAATGGTTCCGGCCGGCGTACCGGAATATTCGTAACCGTTCGTCGTCGCCAGAATGACGCCATCAGTCGGCAAGGTGCATCCCGTATTGCTGCGCCATCTCACCGTCGAGAGTTTCGCACCCGCCGAGCCTGTCGCGTTATGCACCGACCGAACATAAAGCAATAAAGCCGTCGCTGCCGCACCCGGATTGCCGTCAATGGCGACGCACTGCCCCGGTTCGATAGACGATTGGTTCGCCAGCGACATGTCCGTCCGCGCACAGAACCCCGGTGCGATCCGGGTATAGCCCGCCACACAGGGCGCATTGCTCGTAATCCGACCATCCGGGCTCACCTGAAAAACCACCGATTCAGCCGGGGTCTGATCCGCCGTGGCGTTCGCAGATGTCAGGTACCGCAGGACTCCGGAATCAAGCACTTCCAGCCTCGCAGTGGGGCCGGTATATAGGGCCTTCCAGCCAGAACCGTCCCAGTAGGCGTTCGTCGCCAGAGAGAATCCGGGGTCCCAATATTTGGCAGCAAACGTGCTTGATCCGATCTGGATCATCGCGTGGGCGTCCACCCCTCCATCTGAGACGGTCGCGGACGATTGAGTGAAGTTGCTGACGTTGAGAGGAGAATCAAAGGTCTTATTGCTGAGGGTCTGGGTCTTGCTGGTCGTCACGACGATTTGCTGTGCCGAGCCATCGCCATAGGTCAGGTTTCCAGACGAGTAACCGAGCCTGCCGGCGGTGCTCCCGGATGCCGAAGAGGACAGCGTGGGAGTCGTCAGCGTCGGCGACGTCCCGAAAACGAGGGCGCCAGAGCCCGTCTCATTGGTCACTGCGGACGCAAGGTTCGCGCTGCTCGGTGTGGCAAGGAAGGTCGCGACATTCGTGCCGAGCCCGGAAACGCCGGTTGAGATCGGCAGCCCGGTGGCGTTGGTCAAGGTGCCGGACACCGGGGTTCCGAGTGCCGGCGCGGTCAGCGTCGGGCTTCCGCCGAGCGTGTAGGTACCGCTTACCGTGCCGGAGAACGTGGGGTTGGATACTGTCGGCCCGGAGAAGGTGCCGCCGGAAACGGTCTTCCCGGTGAAGGTGAGCGAGGACGGCAGCGAGAAGGTCGGATTGCCCGAGACGCAGTTGCCGTTCGAGACGGTGATCTCGTTCGACGTGCCGGTCATGGTGCGCACGTTCCAGGCGCTGGCGCCGGTGCGGGCCGCGCAGCCGCTGCTGGAAAGCGCCTCTACGGCGGCGAGGTCGTTCGCCACCGAGAGGGTCGGATTGCCCGAGGCCCCGCTCCCGTTTGAGACCGACAGCCCGTCGCCGGAGACAGCGATTGAGCGCTGGGTCCACGTACCCGCGCCCGTTCGAACCGGGAACCCCGTCGAATCCAGCGCCTCGATGGCGGCGACATCATCGGCGAGCGAGAGCGTGATGTCGCCGGAGACGGCGTTGCCGTTGGCGACCGACAGCCCCGCTCCAGAAGCGGTGACCGAGCGCGTGGCCGCGGTACCGGAGCCGGTGCGAACAATCAGGCCAGAGGTCGACAGGCCCGCAACAGCCGAGAGGTCCGCATCGTATGCCTGCACATCGGTACCGAGCGCCAGGCCCAACCGATCCCGGGCGGTCGATGCATCCAGCGCCTCAAGCGCCGTGCCGCCCGCGTTAACGAAGATCGCTTCGTTGTTGTTGCCGGTCAGCGCCGGCAGGCGGGTGAAGGCGTTCTGGATGAGGGAGAATTCCCCGCGCATCGCCGCGCTTGAGGCGAGCGAGCCCGTCGACGGCACGCCGGTCGCGGTGTACCAGTCGTCGGCCTTCGGGGTATTGGAATCACAGCCGGCCAGCGAGGCGAACAGCAGCGCCAGGGTGGCCGCATATCTCAGTACGGTCTGCTTCACAGCAGTCCTCCTTCCATATTGCAGGCGTAGGTTAACGCAACTTGCGCCGCCAGCGGTACTCCAGCAGCGCACCAGAAAAACGGATCGGCGCGAAGGCGTCCGAGTCCTTGCGGATGATGAGCGAGACGTTGTGCGCTTCGCCCTCCATCGGCATGAAGGTCGGCGAAAGGGTCTGCCCGTCCCAGAAGCCGCCGTCCCAGATAAAGCTGTCCCAGAAGGTGCCGGCGAGGTTCAGCTCGACGCTTCTCGGGTTGGGTTGGGCGATCTCGGTGCCGGTGTAGCCGAGCTCGTAGGAGAAGGAGAATTCGGCGTAGCCCGTGCCGCTCGCCTCGATCTCAACCCCCGTATAGTGCTTGTCGCGCCGCGGATCCTTCGAGTGGTGGTAATGCAGCATCAGGTAGCCGCTGATCGGCTCGCCGTCGAACGAGAAGCCGGACTCCATCTTGTACACGTATCCGTCATCGGAGCCGAACATGATCTGCTCGCGCCCGTCCGGTCCTTCGATCGAGAACATGCAGCGAACCGTATCCGGGAACTGCACCGGCATGATGCCGAGCAGGCCCTGCCCCTTGAAGGTGAAGTACAGGCCCGAGCCGTCGTTGAAGAAGAGCCGTGCCTGGTTCTTGTCGCGCACGATGCAAGAGGCCGTGACGCTGGAGCGCTTCTGGTTGATCGTCGGCTGCACGAGCTGGGAGAGCGTGGCGTGCTGGAAGTTGCCGTATGCCTGGGAAGTGGTCAGGCTGGTTGCGCCCCGGTCATCCAGAAAGAGCGTCTGGGCGAGCTGCTGGATCGAATACGGATAGGCGCCCACCTTGTCCCGGTACGGCACCAGCGCCCAGTCGTCGGAGGAGTTGCCGTAGAGCACATGGATGATGTTGCGGCTGTAGACGCCGAGAGCCGCCCCGCCCTGACTGCCGGGCTCGGGCTGAAAGCCGGTCACATCGTCGAGCACCGCGAGTTCCCCGGCCCCGAGGAGCGGCGTCCACAGGTACGGGTTACCAATGGCCGAGTGCTGCACCGAAGGGCCGAAGGAGAAGAACAGGTGGTTCTGGTGCACGCAGACATGGGTCGGGGCGTCCGGGACCATGCCGGTTTCGATCTGCACGAAGACGCGCCCGTCGAACTCGAAGCCGGGATTGGCGCCGTCGCAGCCGTAGAGCCGCGCACCGCCGCGCCCGAACTTGCCTTCCCAGAACTCGTAGCGCCCGTCGGGCAGGAGCGTGATCGCGCTGCTGTCGCCGGCGATGGTGGCGACGTTGGTATCGACGCCGACATCCAGATTCTCGGCCTGGAAGGTGCCGGTCTGATCCGAGAGCACCAGCTTGCCCGCCGCATCCCCGTCGCCCCAATCGCCCGTCGTGACGATGACGCGCTCAACGGTCGCCGTTGCCGCCGAGGTCGCGCCGGTGATCGTGTCGCCCTCGCTGATCTCGCTCGATCCGCTGGTGAAGGCGATCTCGCGCCCAAGGTCGATCTGCTGCCAGCCGGTCGGGGAGGAGCCGTACACGCGCGCCGCGGTGCCGGCCTCGTTGTTGCGAAAGGCGTAGACGGTGGTGCCGAGCTGGTAGACGCCCAGGATCCGGCCGCTGCCCGGCACCGGATCAATATCGTCGCGCGCGGCATTGGCGGCGAGGGCCTGATAGGCGGCGGCTTGGGCGGCCGTGGGCGCTTCGATCTCAGGTGCACCGTAGTAGTGCGGGACATCGATGGCGGACAGGCCGTCGAACAGCACCCCGGAGAACGGAAAGGAGCCGTGGGATGTCCACACCGGCTCACCGAGGAAGGTGCCGTCCTGGGTTCCGGTCTTGTCGGCAATCGTGGTGCCGCTGCCCTCATCGAGCGGCCAGTATCCCACCAGGCCGTCCTCGTTGCCGGAGAGCCGTACCGTGCGACAGGCGTCGATCTGCTGCGCGGTGCGCTCAACCGTCCACAGGCGCGCGTCGGCCACTTCGCCGAGCGCGCCCTGCATGACTTCGCCGCCCGCTGTAGTTCGCGATCCGATGCGCAGCGGGCTCGCCTCATCCGTCACCAAGACCGACGGAAGCGCATTGTTCTCACTGCCGGCCAGCTTCGGCTGCAGAACGCCGTCCACATAGACCTTGGCGCCAGTGATGCTCATTGAGCCGTCATAGGTGACCGAGATCCGATGCCAGTTCCCGTCGTGAACGTTGATGAACCCCGGCCCATTCTCATCGGTCGAATAGCCGATCCGGCCGAGCAGGGTGTGCGCGATACTGAATGACACGCGCTCCACCGCCGGCGCAGCCCGCTGCAGGAAAATATCTACGCCGCGAAAGTCGTCCGTCTCCGTCGCACGAAAGCAGTTGACGCTGAAGATCGCTGCCCCGCCCGCGCCGGTATCAAGCGCATCTCGGAAGCGCATGATCTCAACCGTCAGCGGCCGATCCCCCGCAACCCCTCCCCCGGCCACATGCCCGACCACCTGATCGCCGATCCACAGCGTCTCGTCGCCGAACTCGCCGACCTGATCGACCAGAATCAGCTTGTCGCCTTCCTGGCCGGCGATCCGGGCGGTGGCGCCGGTGCCGGGGTTGATGAGCTCGACGTACTGAATCTCCCACTCATCGCCGGCGGAATTTGGACCTTGTGACAGGTCGATATCGAATCGGGTGATAACGCTGTCGATCCAGTCGTCGCCGCCAGCCGTGAGGGCGGTCATATCCCACTCGACGATATTCCACTCAGCAGGATCAACCGGCAACGGGGCTTGCTTATGATAGTCGCTCTGGCGGTTGGCGTGATTGGTCGTCCCGTAATACAGCCGAAAATCGAGATCGCCAATACCGGCAACGCGGCGTACTTTGGCGCGAACAAGCGTCGCATTGCACCCGACCACGCCCGTCGGGCCGGACAGGGGAACATACATGACCGGATTCTGGCTTGGCCCCAGAACAACCGCGCGGATCAGGCCGGGAGACTCCCATGAAAGCGCAAGGTTATTTGTTCCGGTCCAGTCCTCGAGATCCGATTCGAACGCCCACCGTTTGAGCGGATACCCGCCCCCGTGAATCGTGTCGCCGACCGCAAAGGATCCGGTCATCTCCACCGGCAGCAGGGTGTACACCGCATCAGAAGGAAGCCCCGTGCCGTCGAAGCGCTCGTAGCCGAGGATGTCCTGATACCCGCCTTCGATGCCGATCTCGTAGTTGACCGCCTGACGCAGCCGCCCGGGCTTCACTTCCCAAGTGGACGACACCTCGTCGAGCCCGCCCGTGAACGGCAGATAGTCCGTCTGGGTCGGCGGAAGCTGGGGGACCGGTCGGCGGGCCATGGCGTCAGGCGAGCGGCGAGGCGAGCGCCGGCAGGGGGAGCTGGTTCGCCTCGAGCTGGCGCATGAGGCGGTCGCCGTCGGCCTGCGCGCGCGACACCACCTCCTGCGCAGAGGCGAACAGGCCGTACTTCTCCAGCGCCCGCATGACGATCAGCTGGTGGAACTGCGCGGGGCACTCGGGCACGTCGCTGTCATCGGTCAGCGTCTGCGCTGAGCGCTGGTACTCGCCCCGGATGATATAGACGTCGTTCGGCGTCGGCCCGAGCACCAGGCGGTTCTGGGGGTCGATCGTGATGTGCGCGGGCTGTCCGGGCGCCTGGGTGCCGCGATCGTAGATGTGGCGGAAGATCGGCCAGTCGATGAAGCTGAGATACCCCTCGCCGCCCTGCCCCGCAGACTGCAGATAGAAGGTCGGCGGCGCCATGCAGTCATCGATCCACCAGCGCGAGAACCGGGCGATCGCCTCGGCCGTCAGGTCATCGACAGCCTCGGAGGGCGCATAGGCGGATTGGGAGGAAACGGTCGTCAGCGTAAAGCCGGACCGCATCCAGCGCCACTGAGCGTGCCGGTTCTGGATCTCGGTCCAGGCGTTTCGGACCCAGTGCACCAGCCGATCGAGCTGGGCGATCTGATTGGCGACCGAGGTCGGGCCGGTGCCGGCAATGCCGGTTTCGCGCCGCAGGTCCTGACACAGTTCGAGATACGTCGACAATACCCTTCCCCCTGTCCATCAGTCCGCCGGCAGGCCCTTCAGCGCCTTGTCGAGCGCGTCGCCGTCTTCGAACCGAAGGCGGTCATAGCCCTCTTCCGCCGTGATCTCTTCTGAATGCACCGACTCGATGACGCGGCGAATCTCGCGCTGGCGGGCGGCGGTGATCTTGTCGCCGAGCAGAACCAAGATGGCCGTGTCGATCGCCTTGGTGATCAATTTGCTGGTGCCGCTCATTTCCGGGTTGCCTCCGCGATCTGCTTGCGAACCTCAATGACCCCGGCAAGGATGATGTCGTAGCGGTCCTCGCAGGGCATGGCCACCCCGGCGTACTCGATCCGGCAGCGGTCGATATCCATGTTCGCGATCAGGTAGGCATCGCGGATGTCGTCGAGCCCGTCGCGCAAGGTGCGCGTGCGCTCATCGACCCGAAAGCCGAGCGCGCACAGGTCCGTCTGCGGCTTCTCGCGGCAGTCCTGCCCGTTCGCGTTCAGAATGAAAGCGGTCAGGTCGCGCACGGCGATGATCTCGCCCTGGGCAACCGCCAGCCCCTCAAGGATCGAGCGCGGCGCCGGGATCTCCTTGGCCTCGCGCATCGTCTCGCAGCCGGTCGCAAACATCGCCACCGCGAGCATCGCGCCAGACAGCCACAGGCGCTTCATTCTTCGATCTCGTCAGGGATCAGCAGGGAGGCGACCATCGCGCACAGCGTGCTGAACGCCGAGGCCACCTCGGCGGGAATGACGACGCCGGAGAACTGCTCCACCGACCAGATGATGATGATGCTGAAGGCGCCGCCCAGGGCAGCGGCCGAAATCTTCTTCTTCTGCACGTTATCCACCGCTACACCTCCTGTCAGTACGGGTACTTCGGATCGAATTCGATGTGGATATGGTCGCTTTCGAGCACCACGTCGTAATCCCCGGCGAGCGCTTCGGCGATCTCTGCCCGCACCGTCTCGGCGGGCACGCTATCGGGCAGGTTCCAGATCCGAACGTCGACGGCCTGTCCGGCGTAGTGCTTCGAGCCGCGCTTGTGCTGGCCGTCGATTCCGGAGGTCACCACCACTTCGGCGCCGTGGCTCTGGTAGATCGATTCAGCCACCATCAGCGCAAGGACGATCTCGGGGCGGATGCCATGCACCCGAACGCCCGGCTTGATTCTCATCCGGCGGGCTCTCGCGTGGGCCGGGACATCACCCCGTCGATCCGCTGGTTCAGCGCCCGGAACTCGCCCAGCAGCCGGTCCTGAATGGCGTCGAGCTTTTCATCCACACGAACGGCGTGCTCGGTGAATTCGCGCCGGGGCAGCGCATCGTTCGCCTTCTGCTCGATGTCCCGCACGCGGGTCATGAGCGTGCCGACGAAGAGCGAGAGCACGGCGCAGAGCACCCCGATTGCCGACATCGCCACCCACTGCCAGAACTCGCCATCCACCTGTGCCCTCGCGATTTGACGTTCCGTGAATCAGGGAGAAGCAACGATCTTGCGCGCCCAGGCCGGGCCGCGCGGATTCGGATCGTGGTGCACGACGAACGGATACCGCAGACCCGTCGAGGACGGCCAGCGGACATCGCGGGCGCCGTCATTGCGCACGTATTCCTCGTTGCGAAACGTGGTCGAGCGCATGCGGAAGAGCTGTTCGACGAACTTGCGGGCAACCGTCTTGCGCTGGCCGCGTGCCAGGATCTCGGTCCGGCCGTTGACGCCGATCTCAACCACCGGGTCCTCGTTCTGGGCGCCGGTCGACAGGATCTCGATCTCGATCGGCTCCTGCAGGAAGCGCTCGTATTCGAGCAGCTTCTGGGCGTTGGGGTTCTCGATGTCCGTCATGCCGGGGCGCACCAGAACGGTATCTCCGTCCTCGTCGGTGTCCGCCGTCACTACGCCCTCACGGTGGGCGCCGTCCAGCTCCCGCGCATCCACGCGGCTGCGATCGATGACGCCAGGGGCCTGCATGGCCGCAAGCAACTGGTCGATCTTCGAGCCGACGCCTGCGACCTCGCCCGCCAGGGCGTCGATCTTGCCGTCGGTTTCGTTCTGCCGCGCTTCGAGCGCATCGACGCGGCGCTTGTCAGCCGAAACGCCAGGCTTGGTCCGCGCCTTGGTTGTGGTGGTCTTTGCCATACTGCCCTCCTCAGTGATGGGTCAGGAAAATCAGGAAACGGTCGCGCTGAACGGCGTCGCCTCGGTGCCAGAGCAGGTAGTGAAGCCGAGCACCTGCCAGAAGCCGGGGGCGATGTCGATCAGGTCGATCCGGTCGCCAACAGCCTGACCGCCCGTGGTGGTGCCGTTCAGGGTGATGGTGTCGGAGGCGGCGACCGTCGGCCACGGCTGGCCAAGGTCCGGGGTGTCTCCCGTCGAATTCGCCCAGACATTGCCACGCATGACATCGGTCGCGTTCGCGACCTTGATGATGTGGCTGCTGGTGTTGACGGCGCCGACGATGAAGGTGAGCTTGGCGCCAGAGCCCGAGGCGGCCGGCAGCGTGTAGGTGCGCACCGCACCCGTGCCGTCGAGCTTCAGGATCCGACCGCCCGCATGGTCCTTGACGGTGAGCGCCTGGGAGGCGGACAGCGAAACGATCAGCCCGCCGAGGACGACATCGCGCTCCTTGCCGCCGCGCACCACGCGGATGACGGCGTTCTCGCCGAGACGCAGCAGCTTGTCGATCGTGAGTTCGGAAATGCGCTTCCAGGTCAGCATGGGATTGCCCTCCTAGTTGATTCGGGACAGGCCCCCCGAAGGGGGCGCGCCCGTTTTGTTATGGCGAGGCCCGAGATCAGGAAGTCTGCGGACGGGCCGGGAGCGTGTGGACGTTGACGATCGAATTGGTGAAGCCGGTCGCGTTCCAGTTGCTCGAACCGATGGTGATGGTGCCAGCGGTGGATCCGGCCTTCAGGACCTGATAGGCAAAGGCGCACCAGGTGTCCTCGTCGAAGGTCGGGAAGTCCGGCGTCTCAAGGAACGCGCCGTCCTCCATCGCCACCACGTCCGACTGGAAGATCGCGACGGTGCCGGCGGAATTGATCGCCCAGACCAGGACGCAGCCCTGATTGGCGATGAGCGTATCCAGGGCGTCGCCATTGCCGTCCAGGGTCGGGGTGACGCCATCGGTGACGGCCGACTTGGTGTAGGCTTTGCCGCCGATTGCGTACTGCAGCGTCGCGCCGGTGTCGTACACCGTCTCGGCGCCGGCAGCGGTCAGGCCGGCAGAGCTGGTCGCCATGGTGGCGCCGCGCACATTGGTTGCTTGGGTCATTTCTCTGTCTCCTCTTGCGGCGCTTACAGGTTGGTCGCGCCGGCTTCAACCACCGCCATCCAGCCATCGTTCTGAACGAAGGCCGCGCTCCAGAACTTCGCGCCGATGTAGCCGCGCTGTCCGATCGGGTCGGACTTGTCCTTCTGGGTGTGCGGGATGTGGACGGGATCGAAAGAGCGCATGCCACGCAGCGCGACATCGCCCCAGGCGTCCTCGGCAACGACGATGTAGGGGTACACGTCATTGTTGCTGCCGCCGGTGGAGATCATCGTCGGGGGGGTGCCCGATACCGCGGCACCGGCATTGGCGTAGGCCGAGAGCTCGGGCGAGACGATGAAGCGGTAGCGGTCGGTGCTGCCGAGCTCCATCGGGTGAATCGGCTTGCGCTGGCCGTAGGCCGCCACTTCCTTGAACCCCGGGAGCTCGCGGATATCGTTCTCGCAGTCGGTGTGGCAGAACACCAGCATCGCGGCCTCAACGGACGCGGTGTTGAAGTTCGGGCTCGGGGCGAGGATCTGGGTCACGAGCTGGCCGCGGTTGCCGAGGATCGAGCGGGTGACCGCGCGCAGCGTCGGCAGATCGATCTTGGCCGAGACGGTCGAGCGGGAGCTGCCGCCACAGTAGAAGCGGTTCGAGCAGCCCTTCAGCGCGCCGTAGCGGATCATCTCGCGCACAAGGCCCATCCGCTGGCCCGCCTGGCGCTTCATCGGCTCGGGGATCTTGTCCTCGTACAGTTCCGCCACCTTGTCGGTGTACATGTACAGGCACGAGTACTGCTGCAGGGTGACGGTGATGTCCTGCGGCGCGATCTGGTCGGCAGTCGGGGTGACGCCTTCCTGGGTGCGGTGATCTTCGGGGTCAGCGTCCCAGCGGTTGATCGAGGCCGCCGTGCCGACGCTTGCGCCACGCGGCAGCCAGCGACGGAAGATGACGGTATCGGACTGATTGCGTTCGAGGTCGTGGTTGTCGCCGGTGATGCCCAGCACTTCAACCGCAACCGCGGCCTTCAGGAGCTTGCCGCGGACTGCGCCAAGGCGCGGGGAGGCGGAATTGTAGTATTGTCCACTCACGGTACTGCCCTCCGTTGATAGTCGAATAAGGCCAACTCATCAACGAAGGGCAGCTTTGCTGTCGTTCGTTCTTGCGGTGCGGGACTCGCCATGGGCGGGTGCCGCGGGTACTGCTCAACTGTTAAACGCTCTCTCGAACTCCTCCTGCTCCGATAGCGCTGCGCTGTTGGCTCTGCGCGCACCTCGTCCGGTGGGCTGCATTGCCTTTCTCAGCGCGTCGCTCCTCGTTTCGCCCTCGGGCCCTTCAGCCGGCTGGCCAGGAGTGTCGCTCTGGCGCTGATTTAACGCGCGCTTTTCGAAAAGGTCAAGCATTCGCACCGCGTCAACACCGCGATCGCTGGAGGCGAGCTCGCGCGTTTCCTCGTCCTGCTCGTCGAACCAGGCCTTGAACTCGGGCGTCTGGATCTTCTCTTCCCAGTCGGGGTGATGGACATCGATGTAGGCTTTCTGGCGCATCTCGTTGACCATCGACTCGATCGAGCCGGGGTCCGGGATGCGCTGGGAGACGTGATCGGTCGCCGCCAGCACCAACTCCTCGATCGCATCGCCCCATTCGGGGTACTCCTCTCGCAGCGCATCCATCTTCTCGGCCGACTTCATGGCCTCGGCGATCTTCTGCCTGCCAGGCACCTCTGCGCCTGACTTCACCGCCTCGCTTCGCGCCCCCTGCAAAATCTCGCCGAGGCGGGTGTTCATGTCGCCGTAGCGCCCGTGGAGCTTGCGGTTATCGCCAGAGAGTCGAATGATCTCGGCGTTCAGGCGGCGCACCTCGGCCGCGAGGTCGATCGGCGCTTCCCCTTCGGTAGCATCGCCGTCCGCGGCGCCCTGGGCATCGTCCTTGCCCTCATCGTCCTTGCCGTCATCCGGCTTGCCTTTGTCGGGATCTTCTTCCTCTTGCGCCGGATTCTCCTCGCCGCCAAACGCTGCCTCAAAGGCGCGCTGCTCCTCTTCCTCGTCCGGCGGACCGGCATCGATGACCGCCTGCAGCGCGTCGGCGTTGATCTCCTCCCCCTGCGTCGACGTGTCTTCGCTCGTCGTCGTACCCATGACCTTCCTCCCTGCCGCCTCCCGGCGGTATCTGCTAAATCTTGCTGAATTAGCAGTTCATTTGCAGAAGACTGTCACCCGGGACAGTCACCCTCGTTACTTCTTCTCGATCGTCTTCTGCAGCCGCTTCATTTCCTTGCGACCGCACGCGATCGCCGCGGCGTAACGCTTTGAATCAGAACGGATCTCTTCGGCTCGGCTGAGCGTCGACATATCATCGCGCGCCCGCCATTCATTGTCTTCCGACGACGGTATCGCGGTTCCCTTCTTCGCCTTGGCCATGCTGTGTCCTCCTGTCAGTAGTCAACGGTTTCACGCGGATCGGCCGGCATCGGCGCCCGCGATGGATCGAGAGACATGATCAGGCGCTCGATCTCGGCAATGCGCCCGCGCACCTTCGCGGTGTCGATCGGGTCAAGATCGCTCCGGAGCAGGTTATCGAGCCCTTCCAGGCGCGTGTCGGCGTACTCGCGCACCTTCTGCCATGCGGGAAGCGCCGCCTCGGTCGCGTTCAGGCGCAGCCGCTCGCTCATTGCTGCGCGTCCTTCTGGCCCGGCAGGCCGTCCGGCACCACGACAGCCCGATACCAGATCGGGTCGAGCGCGACGTGCGCGATCAGTCCCTGCATCAGCGCCGAGACAATCTCCGGATCCATGCGGATCCAGTCCGGCACCTCGGCCGGGTCGACGGGCGACCACTGCGGCGCATCGGCCTCCGGATCGTCCGACTTCAGAATGACCAGGCGCGCCAGGCTGAGCCCGAGTTCCTGCTCCAGCTGGCTCGCCCTGCTGACTTCCTGCGACATCAGTTCCCCCTCCTCGCTCATCGTGCAAATGCCTGCCCGGCCGGCGCCCTGCCTGCAGGTTCGGTCGGCGGCGTGGTGGCCTGGCGAGCGCCGAGCGACATCACGCTCAGGCGCTCCTGCATGGCCAGCTTCTCGCGCAGCGACTGCATGCGCTCGCGGATCTTGTCGAGCTCGATCTCGCGCGTGCCCGTCTGGCCCTGCTGGTCCATCCAGACATCGATTTCCTTCATCGCCGCCTCAAGCGCCCGGTCTCTCTCGGCCTCCTGGGCCTTGAACTGGTGCTCGGCCTGCTTGAGCTGCTGGGCGAGCTCGGCGTTCATCTGGGCGATCTCCATGCGCGGATCCGGCTTCTGGCCCAGGCTCTCCACCACCTTCTGCCATTCCTCGTCGTCGTACTGGAACGACTTCGGGTCGAGACGGCGTGACTTCAGGTATTCAGCCATCCACTTCTTCGGGTCGATGCCGAAGATCGGATTCGCGGCGATGTTCGCCATCTGCGCGATCTCCTGATTCTCGATGTCGCGCTCTACCAGGGCTGAACTGCCGCGGGCGTTGATCGCGAAGTCGCCCTTCTCCTCGTCATCCGGGCCGTACATGAGGAGGTAGGCGTACTTCCTGCGGATGTGGGGCTCGGTGATGAGATCGTCCCACAGGCGGGCAATGCGGCGCAGGACCGTGCTCGCGTTGTTGTTCAGGATTTGCATGCCGCCCACGGTATCCGGGGCGTTGCCCTGCTGGCCCTGCATGATCGCCGGCATGCCGGTGATGTCCTCGGCGAACTTCAGCGCCAGCATGATGATTGCCTGGAGCTCTGCCTGCATCATGTCGGTCTTGATGAACCGGATCGCCTCCCTGTTGTTCTCGGCGTCCTCGGCCTCGAACCAGATCTTGCGCGGCGCGATCCGAATCACCCCATCGGCTGGCGTCACCGCGCCCTGCTTCATGACCAGCATCGGACCACCGGCGATGCCGGCGTTGTCCATCATGTTGCGCACGCCGCCGTTCAGCATGCGCTGGGGCGGGCGGATCTGGCGGGACAGGGAGATTCCGGCCCAGTGGCCCTTGCGGCGCTGATAGACCATCACGTCATACGGGAATGATCCGGCAGGCGTCGCGCTCGCGGTCTTGTCGACCCGCGCGAGGCTCACATCGTCCTCGTGCACCACCGGCACGCCGTTGGGCGTGGTCAGCAGCGCCTTGACGACGGTGTTGTTCACCATGGTGAGCTGGGCGTGGTAGGCGATCGCGTCCTCTTCGACCGAGACGCCGGCGGCCTCCAGATCGTCGCGGTTCACGATGCCGTGGTAGTACCAGATCTCGAACAGGTCCGGGCTGTCGCGGTCCTTGTCGAGGCGGGAAAGGCCGGGCGAGCCCCCGCGCGAGGCATCCCAGGTATCGATCGCCTTGTGCGGACCCTCTTCCAGCACCGCATCGATGGCGCCCGGCAGATACGCCGGCTGAGCTCGAAGCGCGATCAGGTCGCGCCGGGTGATGTCGTCGCGCTCCCAGATGAAGGAGCCGGCATGAATGTTCTCCCCGCACGCCGGATCCGGGTACAGGTTCCAGACATCGATCCGGCGCGAGGCGGCGACGATCGTCTTCTCGATCTTGATCCGCCCGTCGACGTAGGCCACCCCGGCGCGCTCCTCCGGGATCGGCCCCTTCATGACGCCGGTGCCGATGCGCGCCGCGTCCTCGATCACCTGGCGCATGTGCGCCTCGTACTGGCACTCGGCGTGCCAGTCATCGATCCGGTTCTGCGCCCGCTCGGCCCGCTCCTTCGCCCGGGCGATGTCGTCCTTGGCCTGCTGCACGATGAGCTCGCCGGTGGCGGCTGCCTCAGATGGATCCAGGTGCTGCGCGGTAATCTGGCGCTGGATGTCGTGGGGAATCTCGCCCTTGGCGAGCTTCACCATCATCGGAATGGGCGTCGGCTCAATCATCCAGCCGCGGTCATCGACCGGCAGCAGCATGTCGCCCACCCGGGCAGCGGCCGCATCGACGTAGGGGCGGGTGATGTTGATGAAGATCGTTGAGCGCACGACGCCAGCGTCGGGCGGCGCGGCCTGACCTACAGGCTTGGTGTGCCAGGTCGAGCGGTGCTCGCCGCGGTTCGCGTCGTCGATCCCCTCGTAATACTCCTCGTCCTCGGCCCACTCCTCCTGAATGCCGGAGGCCGTGCGGTGCTTGATCGCCTCCGAGCGGGTCTTGGACAGCGCTGCCCCCAGGGCGTCCAGCCGGGCGCGGCGCTCGATCTCGGCGGCCGCTTCGTCCGGCTCGTCCTCTTCCTCCCAAGCGGCTTGATCCGAGGCGAAGGATTTCGCGAAGGACTCTGAGGTAGCAGCGTCCTCCGGGATCCGTTCCTGAATTCGGGGGCGGGGCGCAGGGGGCAGGCGTGTGGCCATGGGGTCAGTCCTGATAAATGACCAGGGCGACGCCGAACCGCTCGCTCGCCACCGGGGTGTATCCGCTGTCGCCGCGCACCACCAGCACGCCGTAGAGCGTGTTGACGGCCACGAACGGCAGGCTGAGATTGCGCGCCTCGCACACCGCATTGCCCGAGGCGCCGGAGGCGGGGTTGGAGACGCGCCAGTCGTCCGCCGGGAACGGGATGATCCCGGCCAGCAGGTTGAGATCGTCATCGGCAAGGGCAAGGGCGGCATTGTCCGCCCCCAGGGTCGGGAGCTGGTCGGCAAACAGCCATAGCTCCATGTCAGTCGCGCTCTGGTTGGCGCTCGATGTCAGGCGGGCGCAGTCGATGGCGCCGGAGCGGCCACCGCAGAGCACCCGGGTCACCTCATCGAACCGAAGCACCTCACCGCTGGCGCTCGCAATGATGTCCCCCGGGGCGTAGGCGGTTGTATCGTTCGGGCGGATGATCGATGCGCTCGCGATCTTTGTCAGGTACTCAACGACGGCGTGCTGTCTGGTCGACATGGCTCAGTACCCCACGGCTGAATCGATTATGGAGCCCTCGTGCACGCGCATCGGCGCGTTCTTCCGGCGCAGCGCATCGACGCCCGACAGGCTCATCATCACGGCATCGGCCCCGTCGGGGCTGGCGATGTCCTGCTTGCGCATCTCCACCTTGCTCATGACCTGAAACTTGCCGCTCAGGTTGTCCTTCTTGGGCACCGAGCAGATCTCCGAGCGCAGCACGTCCAGTTCCTCGATCTCGCTGGAGAAGCTGATCATCTGCTCGGGGTCGGTGTAGACGCCCTTCACGACGGCGAGGTAGGTGCGCTGCACGCGGTCACGAAGGTACAGGTAATACTGGGCGCGCCGGTTCACGACGAGCTCGCCGATCGTTCGGGGCTTGTCGCTGGCAAGGGCGAGCTCATGCTCCATCGGCTCATAGACGCGGTTCGGGAAGTCGGGCGACTGGCTGCCGCGAAACATCCGCAGTTCGATCTTCTTGCCGATCATCGCCTGGTCGAACTGCCTCCGAAGTCCCAGGCCTAGCCCGTCCCCGTCCCAGACGAAGCAGTCCGCCTTGCTCCGGATCGCATAGGCCGCCGCCCAGTCCGCGCCCTCGTTCACGTCTCCGTCCCGTCGGTAGCGCACGTCCTTGATGACGATCCCGTGCCGATAGGCGAGCGCCTTGGCGTCGCTGGAGTCGGACGGATCGAACGCCACCACCTCAGCCCCTGCCGGGCGAATGCCGAGCTTGACGTGCGCATCCACGCACGCATCGAACCAGTCGGGCGGAATGATGGCGCCCGGCACCGAGTCGGCGTAGGCGCCGTGCCAGACGTGATCGTATTCGGCGGGCGAGAGCGTCATCCTATCCATCTGCCGCTGCTGCTCTAGCTCGGGAGGGAACCACGGGTTTTCCCAGTAGTTGATGTCGACGATCAGGACGTTCTCGTCTTCGTACACGCCCCCGCCGCGCTTCAGTTCCTTCTCGTAGGGCTTCAGGAAGCGCTGCGAGAAAGGATCTGTTGAGCGCCCGCGGTTCAGCGTGAACCAGATCTCCGAGCCCGCCGTGCGGATGGTCGGCAGGAGCTTGTTTATCACCTGCTCGCTGAGCGAGGCCGCCTCCTCCACCCAGAACCGCTTGACCCCGTGCATGGAGAGCAGCGAGTCGATGTTGCGGGACATGCCTCGGTAGAAGATCTCCCCGCCGCGCTGGGACCGGATGCGTGTCGTGGTCGCCCGCATTTCCTTGGGCGGCACGCCGAGCTTTCTCATGCGCTCCTGCAGCATCGAATGCACCGACTCGTCGATCGAGTTCTGGTACATGCGCGCGGCGCACAGGCGCTCCCCCATGTGACAGAACCGCAGCCAGCAGTCGGCAACCGTGGTCGACTTTGCCGAGCCGCGCCCGCCCACCGCGATCTTGATGCGCTTGGGCCTGGCGAGCAGCGGCAGGAGCTTTTCCGGGCATTGGACGGTGATGCCGTCGCTGCGTTTCATGCTGGGGGGCGCGCATCACCTGGGCGCCGTGAAGAGCCCCGCGGCATTGATTTGGACGGAGAAGTCGCCGTTGCCGTTGCCGACTCCGCCCATGGAGTTGCTGTAGGCGATCAGTTCGTCGGCGTTTGAGGCCCCGCCGCGCTTCACGTAGAAGATCAGGCGGTCGCCGTTGGTGAACCCGGCCACGTCATAGCTCCAGGTCGACGGATCGTCGAAGTCGACCTCAACCGTGCCGGAGCCGTCCATGGTGATAGTCGGGTTGTCGCACAGATTCCCGCCGGCGGTGTAGCCGGCGCCGGAGACCTCGTTCGCGCCCAGGTCATCGCGGAAGTCGTGCGTGTTCTGGTTCGGGCTGTAGCTGCTGGTGACCACCATGCAGTACACATCGACGGCGGACAGATCTATCGAGTCCTCGCCGCCTGCCTGCTTCTTGCGGAAGGTGTCGTAGAGATTGAGGGTAACAGAGGGCATCGCATTGTTCTCCGTCTGGCCCCGGAGGTCCGGGGCTCATGGGATCGCCGCTGTCATCACGACAGTGGCGGCCTGCTCGTTTTACCTACAGCTCGGCGCCGTCATCGATCCCGGCGGCAATCAGCGCGGCCTTGTGCTTGCGGATCGCGCGGCGCATGCGCTCGCGGTACAGATCGTTGCTGGAGGCGTCCATCGCCTGCTGGCACCGGGCAATCCGGGCGTGGATCCGGCCGATGCGCTCGCTGTCGGCCGGGTTGACCGCGACCGGCTGGGGGACAATAGCCGCCGACGGCTGCACATCATCGGGCCGCTTCTTTCGCCTGAACAAACCCATGGTCCTCTCCTCCTCTCACAGTCTCCGGCCGCGCCGGCGCCACGTTTTCATGAACCGGCGCACCTTCTCGGCGACGCCTTCGACCTCGGTTGCTCTGGCCCGCATCGAGAAAACGGCAGCGGTCAGATCGGCGATATACGCGCGCAGCACCAGCAGGTCAGTCGGCGTAGATTTAACCACCGCCGCCGTCAGCTGCGCAACATAGGACAAAGTGCTGGAATACTCGACTGAAGCCGACTCCATGCGAAGCGTCGGGGCGGTGAGCTGCGCGGCGAAGGATGTCATCGCGTTCGCCGCCTGGGAGGTTATCGAAAGCGCGGCCGCCTGAAGCATCGCGGTGAAGGTCGCCACCTGCTGCGCGGCCTGCGCGGCAAACCCGAAGGCGCCTGCCGTGAGCTGCTGAATGAGCCCGGTGCGCTGCTCTGCCTGCCTACCCTGCATCGACAGGGAGGCCGGCAGGAGCGAGGCGACGAACGGTCCGGTCCAGGTTACCGCTCTTCCTGACGCGGAGAATGCGGCAGCGGTGAGCTCGGCGATAAAGCTGGCGGACCAGGTAGCGGCCTGGCCTGCGAGCTGAAGCGCAGCCGCAGAGAGCTCGGCCACATAGGACTGCATGGCGACCGTGTTCGCCGGTTGAGGCGACAGACCGAGCGCGGGCGCGGTGAGCTGCTGATTTACGCCGGTGCGACGCTCGGCAGACATTCCCGTCATCGCCACCCCCGCCGCCGACAGCAGCGCCGAGAACCCGGTCGTCTGAGTCATCGCCTGCCCGGCCATCCCAACGCCTGGCGCGGTGAGCTCGGCAATGTAGGGCGCGCGCTCCTCCACGGTGACCGTCTGCGCCTGCATTGCGGCCGCGGGCGCGGTGAGATCGGCATCGTAGGGCGTGCGCTCCTCCACGGTGACCGTCTGCGCCTGCATTGCGACTGCTGGCGCGGTGAGCTCGGCGGCGTACTCGTCGCCCTCGTCGCCCTCCCAATCCGCATGCAGCACGATCTCGGAGAACGTACCTCCCGACTCGTAGAGCGCGTACGTGCGGGCCCGGGTGGTCCCGGTCGGCAGGGCGATCTGATCACCGTCGACCGTGCCGATCTGCGCATCGTGCTCCTGTAGGTCGAACAGGCGGACATCGGGCAATGTGCGGTAGGCGATCGGATCGCTCGGTGCGCCGGGACCCTGCGCGTTATAGGGTCGGATTCTGATCGTGTAGTCGGTGCGCTCAGCCTGGCCGGTGACATTGAACAGTCGGGGATCAGGGTCTCCGAGATCAGTCCACGATCCTGCGTCGACCTGATACTCGAAGCCGGTCGCATCGGAATCGTCATAGGAGAACGCGCCAGCCACGCCCTCGTCAGTTGGCGTGGCGCTCGTAATAGTGGTGGCGCCCTCCGGAGGCTGGGGGCCTGCTGAGGTGACCTGGAACGCGCCGATATCCCACACGCTGCCGCGCGCAGCTCCCAGCGCATCGACAGAAAACGGGTATGGGCTGTAGGCGCTGAGATCCTGCCCGTGCGTCCTAGCGCCAGCATCCAGCGCGGTCAGACGGTAGTCGTGGTTGGCGTCGTCTTCAAAAGTGAACGTCTGGCTGTTGCGGTTGCCATCACCCGACGGCAGTGATGTATCTGAGGTCGCGCAGTTCTGAACTGTAGCCGTAGGAGCGTTAAAGCCCGCGACCGCGGCGTCGTCCGCGAGGCAGTTGATAATCTGTACTGTGCTGCCGGAGTCGCCTTGGTTAAAGCCGGTTCTGGCGCCAACAGACGTACAGTTAAGAAGCCAGCCATTTGCCTGCGAATGTCCGCCAACCGAAAAATGGATGTTACCTTCGTACGCGACGCAGTTCGTGGCAACGATATCTCTGCGGCCATTAGACCGGATGCAACCCGACCTATTGTTAGATGACGCTACGCCGAAGACGCACGAATCGAACACTAGTAAATTCGCAGGTTTTGCACCTCCAGTTCCGATCGTCGTTGTCATCACGTTGCGAGCGGACGTCGTGACGCTCGACTGCCGCATGATGAGCTTTTCGAACCGCGCGTGAGTCGTCGTCAGCGTGAACGTGCTGCTGCCGGTGGCAACCAGATTAGCGCCGGTATATTCGCCGTCCGAGTCGAACAGTTGGCCGTTGTGCTGGTGGCCTGCTGCTGCGCGCATCACGACGTAGTTGTCGGGACCTGTGAGCCAGCCATTGCCGGTCGACAACGACGCGGGCGAGGATGCCGCTAGCCCGCCATCGGCCCAATCGTTATAGATTTCGGCGACGGCGATCTCATCGAGGTCGACAAGATCGCGCCCCTCTCCGACCACCCAGCCGTTATAAGTGCTGTAGTCGCCGCCGCTCGCCCGGATTGTCTTGACGATCTCGGCGGCCATTACTCGGGAATTCCGTGTTCGATCAGGTTTTCCAGGTCGACTCGATCTATTTCAGCCTCGTACTCAACCGTCACGAAATGGACATCGCCAACGTCTGTGTGAGCGGTGACCGAGGGCGTGGCGTCATCGACCACCAAGTTCTCTATGACGTCCGGCTCGTCGTGGTACTGGAACGCGCCGATGTCCCATGCGACCCCTCGAGGATTTCCCATGATGTCGACATCGAACGGGAGATAGGAGTTCGCGGACAGGTCTTGGCCGTAGCCGCGCGCACCTGTATCGTCCTCGGCGAGACGAAAGTTCAGATTCGCCGGATCGACAAAATTGAATTCCTGCTCGGTTCTGTTCCCCTGCCCCGGTGGCAGGTCGGAGTCGTCGGATGTGGCGCAAAAGAACACTTCCCCTTCCAATCCCGGAACTATGTCCGGGCCGTCGGTGGTGCCGTGCGCCAGGCAATTGATTAACTTCTGCCCGGTGTTGCCGTTACCTATCCCCACCCCCTTACAGCCAACTGCGGTGCAGTTGAACGCAACGGCTTCGTTGCCTGTTCCGGAGCCGCCGCCGGTGAGGGTGATGCCGTAAAAGCTATTCCATGCTACGCAGTTGATCGCCCTGCCAGAGATATTCGAGACACTGATCGCCGAACCCGTGAACCCGTCGGGACTGTTTTTGCACAGACACCCAATAGCCTTCGATCCGATCGAAATCAGCAGCAACGAGTTTTGACTCGGCGTGTCGCAAATCACGATCATGTCCACGATGCGCATGTAGCTGTAGTGCACCTGGATCGCGCCTGCGCCGGTAGATCGAATTCCCGCGCCGGTCAGAGCGCCGCTCGTACCGGAAACAAAGTAGCGGCCGTTGTGCTTGTGTCCCGGCGCGGGCCGCAGAATCGGGTAATAGGTCTCGTTCGAGCCCCACGCATTGGTCGTGTGCAGCACCCCGTCGAACCCGTTGGGCCAATCGTGGTACATCTCCCCGACCGCTATCACCTCTTCTTCCAGCAGGTTTCGGGCTTCGCCGTCGTTCCAGCCCTCCAGCGTGGAGTAATCGCCACCCACCGCTCGGATGGTCTTGATGACCTCAGTTGCCACGGACCGCCGTCCCGCGCACTGCGGACTCGACCTCCTCGCGGGTGCGAAGCACCTTTCCGGCTAGAATGCGGGCGCGCTCGGTGCTGTCCAGCGCCAGCGTGCGCAACCGCTCGCCGCCCTCGCCCTGTTCGGCGAGATATGCGAGATCGGACGCCCGGACGCCTGGGATCTTGATCACCCCAAGCCGCGACGGCGGCGGAACGTCCACAAGCACTTCGGACTGCGGTACCGGCAGATACTCGTCATACGTCAGCGTCTTGCCTTTGGCCCTGATCGTACGAGTGACCGCATAGACCTCGCGCTGCACAGCACGCGGAGCGTGTCCGAGTGCCGAGACATAGGCGTCGTACACGTCTCGGCACTCCTGCCGGCCCCATTTATGGCCGTCCTCGGCGACGTGAATAACCTCGCCGGTGTTGACGTTGACAAGCAGCTCGGCCATCAGTCGAACGCCGAAACGTGCTTGTAGATGCGCGGCGTGTAGTAGCTGTACCAGAGCATGTAGTCGGTCCCGTCAACGGGGATACCGAGGTTGCCGTGATACGGTCCGGGCCAGTCGGACTCGTTCGGCGCGCCCTTGCGCAGATCGTTGCCGAGCGCCCAGCGGTCAATATCGGGGGAGTATTCGAAAATAATCCTGTCCCGATCGAACAGCAGGTAGTTACCGCTCTTGGGATCGTGCGTCAAGTGGCGCGTGCCGACGCCAAACAACAAGGGCACTCCGTCGATCTCGGCCGGACGATCGGCCATTCGGATGGCTTCGCCCGTCGCAGTGATCAGCGTTACCCGAGCAGGGTTGTTGTTGCCGCCGAGCATGAGCGCATCGCCGCGCTTACGGTTGTAGTGGAAGTGAGCATGGTAGCTGTCGTGCCCACAGAACCCCAGAGCCTCGAACCGGGTCATGCCGTCTCGCCATCCGTACAGCAGACAGGTGTCGGTGTTTTTGGGGCCGGTCTGCGACACGAGCAGCATGTCTAGCCCCTCGTGCAGAGTGACCGGGCTGGTGCCGCCGAACATCTTGCCGGCGTCGTTCAGCAGGATGTGCTCCCAGTAGCCCCCGTCGATGCGGTACCGATTCACCAGGCCGGGCATGATGGCGTAGTAGACGAGCCCCCGCCGGTCATCAATGGCCTGCTGTCCGTACGTATGCGCCTTCGCGATCTTGTGCGGGACGTTCGGCATGTGGAGCGTGGGGTGATCCCATGAGTTTTCCACTGCCCCGTAGCGATGGAAACTCATGCGCACTGGCTGGTTGTTCGACGTGCGATCGCCAACAACGAACGCGCTGCGGCGCAGGCGGTCCCACAACCCCTTGGCTCCCCAAGTCTGCATATCCGCAGACGGACGCGCCTCGGTCTGCTGGTGCTCCCGGAATGCAGTCCAGTCGGCTATCCCGTCGGGGTACACCGCGTTGAGGCGCAGGACACGGCCGGGCTCACACTGCGCAGCGAGTGCATCCAGCGCTGTGCCCGCGAGCGACGGGAACTCCCCCTCATGCGCAGGCGGGGGCGGCTCGACAACCACGGGGGGCTCTTCGTCGTCGTCGTCGCTGTCGTCGTCATCCGGGTCGCTCGGCTCAACCGGATCGACCGGCTCGACCGGAACAGGAGTTGTCGGTAGCCCGGGGACGATGTTCTGGATCTCGTCCGCCTCAGTCAGGTCCTCCCAGCGCAACGGCTTGTGCAGGATAAAGCCGCGCCGGTGGTCGCACCAGATCAGCACATCGGTGCGCGGCAGGGTGCAGACGCGGTGCCACACCTCGTAGTTGTCGAATACCTCACCGATCCGCATCTTGTGCATCAACCGCCACGGCTTGCCCCGCGGGGGGTCGCCAACCCATATCCGCTGCGAGGCGCGCTTGCCGTCGATAGTCTCCTGATCGTGCACGATGTAGTCGCCCGAGATCGGGTGCACGGCCACACGACGGTTGCCGGCGGACACGAAGAGCCCCGACGGACCATGCCGGCGAAGAACGCCGTGCTCGTCGATAGTCGCGGTGCACTGCCCGCCGAGCGGATGCGGGTTGCTGTAGGCCGTTGAGCCGCCGTACAGCAGCACCTCGCGGTGCACTGGGTTGTAGATCGAGCACCCGGCATAGCCGCAGCTCTGCGTGCGCCCGACCAGCACCCACGCCTCATCGCCCGGCCCGCAGACCCACGCGCGGCCGGCAACGTAGTCGTGCACGCCCTCCGGCGAAGTGTCGCCGCGACCCGAGCCCGCCGTGTACATCACGAATTTGCCCAACTCCGGGAAGTGGGACAGGCAGAAATCTCCCGAAGATTGGTTACCGCCGATATTCACCGGCAGCGGCGGGTAACCCGCGTCCTCCCACAGGTGAGGCGTAGTGACATGCGCACGAGTCAGGCGGCCGATCTGATCGCCCGGATTGCTCGGAGCGAAGTAAAGGTACCCATCGACCAGGCACAAACGGTTGAATGGCCGGCGACGCGTCAGCCCCGCTTCCGGTCCCACAGGGACCCCTGCCATTTGCAGGGTCGGCTCCAACCAAGTCACTGAGGTCGGGTACTGCTCACGCAGCAGGACATTAAAAATGCGGCCGGTAATCTCTTCGTCAAACACCATCCGGTCAGTCCAGCCCACGCCGAACGTCCCGCTGCCGCCCACCGCCCAATTCGTGTTGTTCATCCGCGCCATGGTGTCTACGCCCTCGGGGAGCGTCACCGGCACGCGGCGGAACTCGCCCGGTTGCAGCGTCGCGGCGATTGCGTAGAAAGGGTGATCGCCGGTGTAGTCGACAGGCGGCGGCGGTTCCGTTGGGTCGGTCGGCTCCTCTGGCTCCTCTGGCTCCTCTGGCTCCTCGGGCTCCTCGGGCTCCTCGGGCTCCGGGTCGACGGGCTCCTCCGGCTCAGTCGGTTCCTCCGGCGTCTGCCCCTGGCTCACGACGATCTGTAGACCTTGACCGCCCACAACCTCGACCATCAGATCGGGGCGCGCGGATGCGGCCTGATATGCAGCCTGCATCGCCTCGTCGTACTGATCGTGCTCACTGGCCTGTACGCCGTCGACGATCACTCGGTACGGTTTTGCGCGGCGGAACTCGATTACTTTGCTCATGGGATCCTCAGATGGGGTTGTCGGCGATGTGAGCCGCCATGTTGCTGTACGGGCCGGTGGCCCAGTGCGTGTCGTTCCAGATGATGGCCTGCGCGCCCAGGTTGTCCTCGGCGAACGCCGCGAGCCGGGCGTGGTCATCGAGCAGGATTGAATCGTGCTGCATCGAGGCGAACTTCGGGATCTGCGTCGCCCGGTATACCGGGTAGGCGTGGTAGGTCAGTCCGGGATTCCCGGGCAGGATGTCCGGGCCGCCGAGCATGACGTTGCCAAGGCCGGCGAATTCGCTTGCCAGTTCCAGCAAGCGCGCGTTGCCGCCCTCAAGGAAGTTCATGTACCACCACGCCCAGGACTCGGGCAAAGCGGATGACAGGCCGCGCACCAGGCGGCTCAGCCCATCAAACGATCCCTCGGGCGTGTACCCAGCCGCGGCGTACTGATCTGCGGTCAGGCTCGATGCGGACTCCTGGGTGGCAATGCCCAGGAAGCGCGGATGCGCGTCGAACTCGGAGCCGATGGCCTGATAGAGCGCGATCAGCGCATCGAGTGCGGCTTGGCGCTGCTCTATCAGTCTGATGATGTGTGAGTTCATCGGGGACCGGAACCCGGCGGCGGCGCCACCGGCTGAATGATCCACGGCACCGCCGGCGTATCGCTGGCCGGCTGGGTGAGACCGTGGAGATGGATTTCCTTGTGGTAGCCGAGCAGCTTGGCCAAGTCGACCAGGGCGGCGCGCTTGTCGTGCAGCTTGATGCGCACGCGCTTGCCGCGCCCCTTCGCCGTTCGGTCCTCCTCCTCGACCTGGATCTCGGAGAGCGCCTTGAACTGATCCTCGGTCAGCTTGCCGAGATTGATGCGGGCATTGCCGTCCTTGTCGATCTCGACGTAGCTGCGCATCGAGGCGAAACCAATCGACGCGAGCTCGCGGGCGATCGTGTCGCGCTCGAGCTGCAGGTCCTCGGTGAGCTTGGCGCGGGCTTCTGCGATCAGCGTCTCGATGCGCGGGTCCTGCATGAGCAGATACGCCTGCTTTCGGGCGTGGGCCGGCGCATAGCCTGCGCGTATTGCCGCCTGGGCACCGTTGCAGTCGATCATGTACTCGTGGACGAACCGCAGCGCGAGATCCGACAGCGGCTTCATGTCTGCGATCGGCTTCGCGCGCGGCTTCTTCTTCGGAGGAGGTCGCTTCTTGGCCCCGACAGAGACGCGCGCCTTGACGGCATTGGGCTTTTTCTTCTTCGTCATCCACGTCTCCCGACGTTGACTTTGTGAGTCTATGATTGCCTAGAGATTTAAGCAGCGCCCGCCACGGCCCGCAACCACCAAAAAAATCTGTTGATGAATACGCGCAATGAGCGTATTCTATCCCCATGCTCGATTGATCGAGCAACACCAGCCCCGGGTGAGTGCGGGGAAACGGAGATGCCAGAAATGAAAATCGAATACATCGAGAAAGAACAGGACTGGGCGAACGAGGCAACCCGTTACTGGTTCCGCGTGGACGGCGAGGAGTACGCTGTCGTCGAAAGCGGCGCGGGTCCAGACACGATCATCGATAAGGACGGCGACGACGTATATAACCGCGATCTCGAGGCCGCTCTGCGCGCCGCGCTGATCGTCACCGACGAAATGCGCGGCGAGTAGGAGATAGAGACATGACCAGACTCACAGACCAGTACCCCCAGCTCGCCGACGCCCTGCGCGGCGCCCTCAATGAGCGCTCGCTGTCCCGCTTGGACAGCCCCATCGACGACGAGTCAAACGCCGCGATGTTGGCATGGATCGAGGGCGTCCGCGAGGACGGACACCTGGAGATCGGCGGCCAGCACTCGCGTACCGGCAACCCGGTCACGATCTTGGCGACGGACGACGAGCTGGCGGTGATCTGGCCCGCCGAGATGGAGGGCTGAGCCATGACGAAAGCAAAATTCACCGTCGACAATGGAAATGTGACGCTCGCCTACGATGTCGAGGACTATGACGGCGTGACTCGCGTCGAGAGGACCTTCGTCTGCCCGGCTGACGGAGGGTATGTCCGCGAATATCGAGATGGCGACTGGAAGCAGGTCTGCGACCGGCTCGACCACATGGGCAGCACGCTCTACTGCTCCAGCCGCGACAATCTGCCCGCGATGATCCGCCGAGAATACCAGGCCAAGCGCCGCGCTGATAAGCGCTGGGCCGAGGCATGAGTAGCCCCCAATACCCCAAGGACGCCTCCCGCCCGCTGCGCCCCGGATCCTACCGGGCAGCAGCGCGCCGGCTGCGCGAATTCGCGGACCAGCTCGATGCGCGGGCAGATCCGCAGAGTCCGCGCGAGCAGGCGGCGCTCACCGGCGCGATACACCGGGCTAGTCAGTACGCGCAGGATCTATCGCGGCGGCATCGGAGATCGATCAGCGGCATGATTGCAGACGATGAATAGCCCGGCGCCGGCAGAGATCCGCGCCGCGCGCGAGCGTGCCGGCCTCACCCAGACCGAGGCCGGCGCCCTGGTGCATACCGCGGTGCGCACCTGGCAGCAGTGGGAAGCCGGAGACCGTCGCATGCACCCCGCATACTGGGAGCTGTTCTTGATCAAATCTCGAACGAAGCGCCGCTAGACCCGAATCACGCCCTTTTCGATCAGTCTGCGCCACGTCCTGATCATCGCCCGGCGCATGTACCACTCCCGGGGGAACGACTCGACCAGGTGTCGCCGGTCGATCGCGTCATGGCAGGCAGAACAGGCGAAGGCGGCTGATATGTCATCGCTTTTCCGGGCCATGCCGTGGCTCTCGTCCGGCAGGTGGGCGAGCACGGTGGTCTCCGGGTTCCCGTTGCACACCCCAGGGATCCGGAATGTGCAGTCCTCCCCGCGGGCGGCCTCGCGGATCTTGCGGCTTTGGATGCGGGTAGACTTCTTCAACGCCACAGGACAACTCCTCGGCGCATCATTGATAGAGCCACATCACCAGAGCGCACGCTGCTATACCGGCAACGGATGCCAGAATCCTCATGCGGCGCCGGAACCGCTCTCTTTCTTCGAGCTCGGCCACAAAATCCTGCACACTCTGCGCACTCTGCTCACACAGAAAACCCCACTCCACCTGCAGCGTGAAGCGGGGGCAATGATAGATGACGCCCTGGCGCCGCGCGGTGGTTTGGGTGAGGCGCAGGGTGCCGGCGTGACGGAGCTCTTCCCAGAACTGGTCCGGCGGCAGGATGATGTGCCCGAGGTCCGGTTCGGCGTTCACTGGCGGTCCACCATGCGGTTGTTGAAGCCGTTCACCCAGCGCCGACGGTCCAGAAAGTCGCGGATGTACTGTTTCGCCTCTCGCTTTGTCCGCCTGCCGGCGATCACCATGCGGATCGAGTGATCGACCGAGGAGCCGTAGATGCCTGGGCATTTGGCTTTGACGCCGATGTAGCGCAGTTTCGCCTCCCAGTGGTCTGCATCGATCTGTTGTAGAGATTCCAGTTCGTACCCTGCGGGATCTTCGGCGTTCTTCTTTCTTCGTCCCACGGCTGTAGAGCTCCTTGCTATTCGTCCTGGCGGGGCGGGATCGTGCATTCCAGGCGGTCGGCGGCGTACCAGGTCACCTTCTCGACGAACTCGCCCATCGGCTTGTTCGTGAGACCCTTCGTCGTGTAGACGAGATCTCCCTCGCCCTCGCCGCTCGTGCCCTGGCGGATATAGGGCGCGAGGAAGCGCTTCATCATCATTCCGTGGATGTCCGGGACTCCGAAGATCTTGCCGCTGGTCTCGAGGATGCGGCTCGCGATCGCCGGATAGACGACCTGGAACAGGTACCGGCGCATGGGGTCGACGCGATCGTCCGGGACATGGCGGCGGATGACCACCTCCATGCCGGGGCCGGCGGCATCGATCGCGCGCTTGGCGGCGGCAACCTTCACCGGGGTATCAAGCACAATCCTCATGAGGCGCCCCCTGTCTCGTCGGGAGCATACGGCTGGGTCAGGCGCGTAAGGAGATACCCGATAGGCGCGCGCCCCCCAGCTGCCGGTGATGGTCGCCTCGACCGGCGTAGCGGCCCGTCCTTGGGCAACGTCATGCCGTCCATCATTTCGTGAAGAGATCCTGCTGCTGGGCGGGGATGCCGAGCGCGCTTCGCATGATCCGCTCGGACAGCTCGAACTCGGCGCGGGTGTCCTCGTCGAACGCCCGGACCTTCAGCAGGTACTTCGCGGTGTCCTTTCGCAGGCCCAGCGCCTTCAGCTTCTCGTACTCGGCCGAGATCTCCCCGTTCAGCGCCTTGCGGTCGGACTGCAGGCGCTCGATATTCTGGAAGCGCGTGCGGATCTCGCGATCGATGTCCGGGCTGTTCTGGATTACGGGCGCACTGTCGCTCTCATCCTCCTCCTCCTCGACATCCTGGGCATCGCCGACCAGCTCAAGAGGCGTTTCCTCAGTGTCTCCTCTGGCGCGGCGATTGCCGCCCGTTCCATCCCAGGCCTGCGGGAATGCTCTGCTGCCCATCACTTGCCCTCCTCGTTGTGAAGCCGCTCTCGCAGCGCGTAGCCCATCAGGGGCCAGATCTTCTCGACCGCGTTCTTGCGGGCGATCCGCCGGCCGAGCTCGGCGTCGAAATTCGCCTCGCTCACGCAGGCGCTCGTGCCGACGACGGTGAATCCGTTCTTCAACACCAGCACGCAGATCGTCAGTAGGCCGAGGGAGTCGTGGTGGATATCGCCCTTGCCCTGGTACACGTTGTCGCTATTCACGTAAGCGCCAAGCCCGCCCTCTGCGGCCGTGAAGCAGGTCTCGGCGATGATGTTCGCCTCGATTTCGTCAGGGGTGACGCGCGGGGCGGTCAGGCCCTTGCGCTCGATCTCCTTCTCGACGTTGTACTGCGCCCTATCCTCCGTCATGCGGTTTCCCTCGGTTTGGTTGTCGTTTGCGCCGAGATCATCCCCGGCGCCGGTCTCACATGGATCAGCACCTGCGGCGCATCCCCGTAACGCTTGCGGGCGACGGATTCGATGACTTGGCAGTCGTCGATCCAGACGATCCCGTTCAGCGCGTCCTTTGCGGCCTTCAGGCAGTTGTCGCCGTCCGGCTTCGTTGTGTGCGCGACGATCCCCTCAAGCGCCGCGTCTCGCTTCCAGGCCGGCCAAGAGACCGGCACCGGGAACACGCACTCCACCGCGAGCTGCAGCGGCCCCTGCAGCGGCTTGCGATGGCCCATCTCCTGGCGGGCCACCATCCGGGCGTCGCGCTCCCACTTGCGGGTGTTGGACGGGGTGAAAACCATCGGGCGGCCGTTCACCTGACCGACCCGGCCGCGGCCCTTGGCCACGGGTTTGCCGGTAATCGTGACGATGACGTCGCTCATTCTCCCTCCTGAATCTGCGCGGCCTCGTGCGTCCAGCCCCAACCACCGGAGATCCGGTCGATCGTGCGTTCGTGGACCCCGAACGTCGCCGCGATTCTCGCGTTGCTGAGCTGACTCGCTTCGCGCCGGAGTTCGATGCTCCGGGCGATCATCCGGCGAATCTCACGAACATCTGCCTCGGTGAGCTTCGCCTGCGGCAGGGCGCTGCCGCGCCGAGCGTTCAGGCAGTTCATCGGATCGTCGATCATCACCCCGCGCTCCTGCGTGTCAGCGCGGCCGTGGTGTGCTCGATCACGCTGCGCACCGCCTGCGCTGCTTGCGACAGGTCGACGGCGTTTCGGATCTGGAAGACGGTGGACTTGCTCACTAGTCCTCCTCATCCGGCCACAGCGCATCGAACTCCGCGGCGATCGCGAGCAGCACCTTGACCTTTTCCGGCCAGACATCCCCGGGCGGTGGGCACTGATCCATCAGCGCCGCGATCCCGTGGGGCAGCGTGACCTTGCGATCCGGCAGGCCGTTCGACCAGGGGGCCAGCTTTCTCTCCGGGCGCTCTTGGGCCATCGGAATTCCGCCGACGCCGCGTAGACGGTATTTGCTGCCGCGCTTTGTCACTTCACCGGACCGCACCAGCTCG